AACCGCCCCATTTAAATACATGCTAGTTAGCATTTGTATTAGGCCCATTCACACATTTGCTTATGTGCTTACTCTTCTCCACCTTTAAATTACCACCTGTGTGGTCAGTGCCAGCATACGTTCTGGTTCTCCTGGTACGCTATCATTAACTTAATTGTTAATATGCTAAGCGTGAGAAGTCTTCGTTCTATCTGCAGAATAGCTTATATCTTAAAACGGCAATCCATTAGGATCAGCGCTATTATTTTCATCCATAGAACTTTCCATAGAGAAAGGACTTGGATTAGATTTTTCTAAATCTGCTACAATAGGCTTCTCGAATTGATCGATACCTAATTTTACAATAACAGATTTATTTTCGTTTACCAAAGACATTGGTTCAATAAACGTATACTTTGCATACTTCGGTAGTGTAGTATAACCACTATTATTATATACAATCTTAACTCTTAACGGAGTAGTCAAATCTGCTTTATTAAGCATTTCTGTTACCCATTGAGCAAACTGAGTGAAGTTTTCACCGATAAACTTACGATCTTCAGCATTAGGATAATAACATTTCAAAATTTGTTCAATTCTTGAAAATTGATTATCACATTTATTCTGAAAACTTTCTTCAGTTTCATCAGATCTTTTAGAAGGTTCCCACTCAGTATGCGTCAGCAATTTACCTTCTTTTTCAAACTTAAATTCAATAAAACTATTACCATTAACAGATTTATCAAATCTTACTGCAGTTAACATTACGTTATCTTCAATACCTGCTGACAAGTGTGCTACGTCTTTTTTTACAATAGTTTTGGCTCTCTCGGAACTATACATATTCTTTAATTTTGGTTAACTTAAATTTCTGGTAAATAAATTCTGTCCCAATGAAATGTTAATTCATTGTTTTCATTACTTTCTGCAATTACTATTTTTTGCTCACGTAAATGTGGTGCTCTTGCTCCTTTTGTAGTTTCATCTTTACTATCAAAATTAATAATTGTTTCATTACCTTTTCGATACATAAAACCTACTGCATCAGCTTCACCACATACGATATCTCCTAGTTTACCTACAAGATCTAATGACATTTCTGTCATATCCTCACCGTTCTTATTAATCATTTTATCCTTAGTATGACCAATAAGGATTAAGTTATCAGTAAGTTCTTTAAACATATCGATAACTTTTCTTACAGCAAGTCTAATATATTGATATCCTGCTCCTTGTGGAAGCAATCTAACATCAGTACCTTGCCAAGATTTTCCTTGAGGTTGAGCTTTATAGAGAGTACCTGCGTAAGATAGACATATTTCTTCTAGTCGTGTAGCATTATCTATAGTAATATACTTATAGGGCTTTTTGCCTGTTTCTTTGATCTTTTCTCTGATTGCGTTTGCAATTTCAGCGAAATCATTAATAGTTCTTGCTTGTACTGCTAATGCGTCTAAGAATTCAGAACCACCTTCTAGATCAATAATTAAATTATTCTCTAGAGCTGCTACACAACTAGTTTTACCAGTTTTAGGTCGACCGTAAATAATCAAAAATCTAGGATTATTTACTTTTGCTTTTACTTTTTCTGTAGGTAATACTATCATATTAAGATATTTTTACCTTTCCAGATATAATTTGATAAGTTACGAAAGAATTTGATAAAATTTGAAAGAATCTGAAAAGTTTCGTTAATAATTACGCAGCAAAGATAGCGTTAATTTCTACTGCGATATTATAAATGTTAATCTGATCTTCTTTCTTCATAGTTGTAAAGAAATCAGAACAAGTGAATGTCGGAATAATTTCTGAACCTACCTGAATATAATTACCATGAATTTTAATTGGTATATCACAAATAATAAAATCATAAGTAGGATTATTAGCGTAATATGCACATTCTAACAAATATGTAGCTGCTTTATTCCATTCCAGATTCAAAGCAGTCGGAGAAATACTTGTAATCGTAAAACTCGGCTTATTAAACGTATATTTCTTCGTCGGTTCATCACCGAAGATGATATAAATATTATCTTTTTTATCTTCTTTCTTTGCCCAAGGAACCAGATTCTTAAAGGCTTTTGTCAGAAGATTATCAATATAATTATCATCTTTTTTCTTACTGATTTTCTCGTAATACGGATTCAAGAAATCGTAAGTGTTAAAGTTAAAGTTGTTATTGTTACCCTTTTTATTCAAAAATGTCGTAGTCATGTTAGCCAAAAATTAAATTAATACTGTGGTTTATTCTCAGATCTATCTACTTCAATTAAGTTGTTATATTGTAGGTCGTTCTCATATTCAAGTATGGCTAATTTGCCTTCTCTAACTTTTAGAAAGTGTAGATATACTTTATTTTGTACAGGTAATCGTGACGGCCCGTATGCAGTAATCAATTGTTTTAACCGTAAGCTCTTTATCTTACGCTCTACATCTTTATATATACATGTAGTTTAGACTATTTTTTAATATAGTTCAGAATATTGTGAGCAAATGCTTCTAATTCTTTATTAGTAGCATTATTTTTCATAGTATTTGCTAGTCTAGAAATAACTTTTACATTACCTGGAATATATCCTTTAGAATTATCAATTCTATCTAAGGAGTAATTGTATTTATTATCTAATAATATAAAAGGTTTATTTAAAATTGGACATTTATCTGGTATAATAATATCATCTGGAGTGATAGTAAATTCTAAGTTTCTTTTCTTAGCGCTTTGTTTACTATGATTTATTAAGTACATTTTATAATGATATTCTTTATCATGTCTTAATTTATCCCAATGAATTATTTTATCTTTAGTTTGATTTTCATCAAACTTTCTACGTCGCATATAATGGTAAATTCTACTTTCTTCATTTCTACATTGTTTACAATTAGAACGAATATTTACTTGATTTCTTAGTTCAAATTCGTTTATTTCTTTAAATTGTTTACATTTTGTACAATAAAAGTAAATTTTGTCATTAATAATTTTAAATTTTCTATTCTTTGCAAATTCTATATAGATTCCTGAATAATCTATACAATATAATTTTCCTTTATTTATAAGTTCCATATAAAATATTTATAAGTATTATTTATGGAACGTAATAAATAAGAAATTGTTCTATATTCCCCGCTTTCGTGGTAGATTTTATTGACTCATTAAGTCTCACTACTAGTCGTTAGACACTATATATATATTACTATATATACTTGGTACGGCGTTATCCTAAAATTAGGACTTTCACCGTTTAACGGAGTTTTAATTAGGCATAAATTTACCTAATGTTTCAGGTCTTGATAAAACTGCTATAACGTCACTACCTTGAAATACAGAGTCTGAGGATGACAAGTCACTTCTCATAGGATAATGACTTGACGGATTTATAATCCTTTCAGGCATTTCAATATTACGATTCATCTGAGAAAGCTGAATTATACTTGTTTTACCAACTTTCTTAGCTCTGATAAATACTCTTTCTAATGCTGCTATAATCTTTCGTTCATCATTAGTATCATTTCCTTCGACCAATAATGTATGATCTAGAAATATGATAAGCCATTTATCTTTTGCAATCGTATTTTGAAAATATGTTATAGTATCTTCTATCTTACTTACTGTAGCTGATTCATCTACATAATAGATGGGATATTGTTTAATAACTTCTACTTCTTTTTCAATATCCTGTAGTAAATTATCAGAAATATCTTCTGATGCACTATACAGCTCTGAAGTTGTGTGACGCAACTTATTAGATAGCTTTCTTCCTACTTGTCTACTAGAGAGCATTTCAAAAGAAAATGATAATATAACTAATTCCTTATCAGGATTAAGTTCAATTAAGTCAGTTTCAAGCGTATTTACAAATGATGATTTACCGCTGCCAGAAGCACCTACTATAGTATAAACGCATCCTGGTTCAATACCACCACAGCACATAAAATTGAATTTATTCCACCTACTTTTAAGTGGTTCAATTTCATGATTCTTACGCTGCTTTATATAAGTAACTGCTTCATCAGCAGCTACAGATATATGTTTAAATGGTAAGGGACTAGATAAGTTCTGTTCCATAGAGATTATCTTTTATTGGTTCATTAATTTGTTCTTCATAGATTTCCCATTCAGAGTTAGTAAGCCATTTCCACATAGTCTTCATATAACCTATTTTACCGCTCATAAGTTTGTCAGATACTTCTTTCTCCAAACATTGAATAATATGATTATGTAAAATAATATCGTTTTTAACAATCTTATTATATAAAGTTCTACATTTCTTTGAATTACCTTGTAAAAAGCCTTTAGTACCATCAGGTCTTACTACTACTATAGGATAATGCTTCTTAAATTCTTCGAATAAATCTGCATTACCAGTAATAATATTCACTAATAGTTCAGTTTCTTTATATGAAACTTTCTTAGCTTTTTCTTCTCTAATAAGAAATCCTCTGTCGATTAAATCTTGTATATCATTGTCGCTGACCTGGCTAACGATGTCTTTGACCTCTTTGATAGATTTTTGATTATTGTCCAATACAAGATTTAAAAATACTAGCTGACTTAATGAAAGATTGTCTATCTTTTTCAATAGACTTGTATCTATTTCTAGTATCATAATGAATTAATTTAATTCATCTGTTCTAGAGTATGATATTCTTTGTTAATATTCGTCAAAATTAAACAGATTTAACTGTTTTGGTTTTAGTTTTTCAATTACTTTTATACATTGAGTTATATAATACTGATAATTTATGTCATATATACTTTGGAATGTCTCACCTTGAGAATATTTCCATTGAAGATCTTCGTCGGAATAAAATCTATTATGTAATGTTACTCCATGATCTTTTAGCATTATCTGATAAGACTTTTTACCAGTATCGTCTAATTTCCATTTCCATAAATAATATCCGTTGTTACTGACATAGAAACGGTTTGTTCTTTGTTGAATTTGGTCATTGTATTCAACTGTCCATTGCTTTCCAGTTTTTTCTGCTTGTAAAAATTTGCGTATATCTCTACAAGATTTAATGGTATCCTCTATGGGAATATTATTTACAAAATAGTTAATAATGGCTTCAGGTATTATTTTAGGAGTTAAACCTCTACCTAATTCAATATCAGTTAAGAAAAAACCTTTCTTTTTTACTTTATTGTTAGGATCTACTCCGAAATAATCATTAATTGCCAATTGATAAAACTGAGTAAATCCTTCAGTTTCTAGAGTAAGCATAGTAAGCTCTTCCCATTCTTTCAAAACTTGCTGCAATTCTTTATATTTTGCCTTTTTAAGCTTATATAAGATACCATCAGTATTAATCTGATATAACTTACATCCTAACTTTAAAAGCCTCTCAGCAAGCATTAAAAGCAGCAATTGACCATTAATTCTTACTTGCATCACCGTAAACGGTGAATATAACCAAGATGTTTCATCTTGCATTTTACCTGATACACCATTTAGCATATATTTGTACGTCTCGTTTTTGTTTTTTTGACCAGTTCTCTTAAATTCTAAACGATCATCAATAATTTGTGGGAATATTTGTCCTAATACGTCCTTTAGCTTGGGTGGGTAAAGATGATACATTCTCATAAGTGATGGGTATAGTGAATTAACATCACTATCTAATAATAATTCATCTTCATTTGGTTTAATAATACAAGTACCATTATCACCATGAATACCACCTACTCCAATGGTTACTTCCATTTCTCCAAATATGAAAGTATTTATATATCCTTTTCTACCTGGTGAAACATGATGCTGATTTTTCATATCAGTTAATTTTCTTTGTAATATTGGAGATTCAAACTTTATCCAAGGAAATATTACTTTTTCAAGATCAACATAATCAGCTGGAGATTTCATATTCTCCAATTGCTTTTTATTTAATCCTGTTTTTTCCATTACTTTTAATTGAAGTAATTTGTCCCCAAGATTTACTCGATCTAAACTTAAACAAGGCAATCCAAAGTCTTTTTCAGTTTCTATACGTAATTCTAATAAATCTTTACAGCGATATAGCAATTCTTCAGTAGATTCTACATCATTTATATTATATGAAATTAATCTATCCATATCCTTTTCAGGAAGATCTTGATGCCAATCTACTACAAACTCTTCTACATTCTTATATTGCATTGTTACTTGCATCTCTTTTAAAGATACTCGTAAAGCTTTAGAATATAACATTGTTAATAAATCTATTGATAAGAAGTTTCTAGCATACTTATATTCTTTCCATAAATCAAAATTAGAATTTTTATCAATTATCAATTGACTCATTCTAAATATTGATTCTGTTAATTCTCTAGTACTATAACTATTAAAATAATGTTTATTATATAACATTATAATATAGTTTAGAATAGGATTATCATAATGTATGTTATTATAACCTACAAAATAGAAATCCTCATAGAAAAATGTAACTAATCTTTGTATATCTACTCTTCTTGGAGATATTTCAAATACTGTAATTTGTTTTGTTTCAGTATTTTTACAAGTACAAGTAAATACATTCTTTAAAACTTCAATATCAAAGACTACGCAAGTCTTTCCTTTAATTTTCATAGCTATGGTTAATTAGTTGCGAGAGAAGGATTCGAACCTTCAACCTTAGCCTCGTGAAAGCTACGCGCTACCTTTGCGCCATCTCGCGATATGTGCGTTGAACAGCCGCACCCCTGTTGTATATTATGCTGCTTCACTTTTCGGATTAAGTCTACTACGATCCTTAAACTTATCGTTTAGCATCTCACTTACACATTCCTGATCTTTACCGATGCCAGAGTAAGCATAAATACCTACATATGTATCGGGTTCTTCTTTCATGTGTTTGTTATGAGCTTCTTTCATACGTTTGTTAAGTTCTTCTGGCTTACAAATGAATGCACAAACAGAATCACTTATGATTTCAGATGAAGCAATTGATGCAATACGTATCAAATAACGTACTTTTTCATCTTTCATCTTTGTTTCAGCAACTTTAATATATTCCTCTGCTCTAGTTTTATCTATAGCAACATTGTTCTTTACTTTGGGAACTTTTATTCCACCCGTAGTAAGATACTTAGCACGTTTTTCTTCTTTTCGTGCTAGACGAGCTTTTTCAGATTCTATAAAACGTTTAAGATTCAATTGTTGAATCTTTTGTTGTTTAAGACGTTCTGTAAAAATCTTATCTTTACGTAGTTTTCTACGCTCTGCAATCCTTGCAAGACGCTCTGTTTCAGTACGTCTACGTTTCTCTACGCGATTAGCATAACCTTGACGATCTGCTGCAATTTCTGAAGCTTGACGTTTCATTTCAGCATTAAAAGCTGCTTTACCAGCTTCTTTTTTAGTCTTAATTGCTTCAATTCTCTCAGCCTTTGTAGTACGTTTAAGTTTAATCTCTTTATGATGTAATCGTTTAAGAGCATATTCTGTATCACGTTTAACACGTTCTTCATGTTTTTTATTTCGCTCTTCTATAGATTGATTCATAAATTCTTCTTTCTTGTTAAGACGAGCTTCAATCTCTTCACGTTTAACAGCATGAGCTTTTGCAAGAAAATCTTGTTGTTTCTTAGCATTAGCTATAGCTTCAGGACTAGGAATAGTCTTATTACGTAATTCTGCTTTATGTTCACGTTTCTTTTCGGCTATTGCCATTTTGTCCTTTTTAACTTTCTCTTTAATTTTCTTATCGACTTCATCGAATTTCTTCTTCTGCTCTTCTTTTTCAATAGCACAAAGAATAATTCTATCAGCTAGATCATTGGCTGCAGATACAATTGCTGCTTTCTTGGCTTTCATTATATCTGACATCTTTTTTAGAAGAGTTTGTTTCATCTCTTCTTTTACTTTGGCTTTTGCTGCTTTTTCTGCAAGCTTGGTTTCAATCTTCTTGATATATTCAGCCTGCTCTTCATTTAAAGCTTCTACTTTATAACCTAATTTCAAAGCCTGATATACATCAGACTTCCATGTTTTGCTTTCTATCGGATATTTCTTGATAGAATTGTCAATTGTTTGAGATTTGATATCTTTTTTCATGACTTTACTTTTTAAAACGTTAATATTAATATTCGAGACTTGTTGGTCTCCGGGGATTCGAACCCCACTTGCCACTCGTTATTTTAATTTTATTTTATGCTATTAGAATATATCACAATTATAAAATCGAGATACTTGGACTACTTTAAAATAACTTACGGAGACCAGTTTACCTTATGCTGCTAGATACATATATGCAGTAGATATATCTATTTCAGCATTACTGTTGAAATCTTCAAGCTTCTTCTTCAGAGCATTGATTTCCAGCTGCAGTTTATTCTTTAATTTAGTGATATAATCTGCAGTGATTTCTTCAGTTTTAAACAATTTCTTTTTACCAAGTTTAGCTTTTAAACCAGGATTAATAGTCGGAATAGATCCCAACTGAACTATATACTCATTCTTTTCAGAAAGAGTATAAATAATAGGATAGATACTTTCTTTAGGAAAGTCTTTACGACTCTTAAAACCTAGATTGATGGCGATTGAATCCAGCTTGGTCTGAATTCGATTATTGGACATTTCTGTAATTGTATCCAACAATGCTTTCATATCGTAATTTCGTGTAGCATTCTTATCGATTAAATTTTCAGTGCGAATAATATTCCACATTTTCTTAATCTCTTTGTCATACTTCTTACGATTTTCAATAATTTCAGTTGATTTAATTTTGTTCATATACTTTTGATTTTAATTGATTAAACATAAAAGTATACTTAAATATGATCAACTACCTGTACTTTGTGGCTATGTTCATCCCGATATGACATCTTCGTCTTATTCTTGAAGCTTTCCTTCACTTGGTATCCTTAGATACATTATCATAGCCTTATAAGATATAATAGAAAGGACTTGACTTACATCTGCAAGTCCTTTGTTATATCTTGAAAAGTAATAATTATATTTTCTGTATTGTTGCGTTACATCTGCTATTATACATTCAATATTCTTATTGCTTTAGAATAGTCAACTTTAATTAACTAGGATACTTACCTATTTTAATCGCATAGAAATCTCCAAAACCATCTTGTACCAATACTCGCTTATCCGGAAGTCTTACCTCACCTTTTTCCGAAGAAGCTTGCATTGCTGCAACATCATTTAGATATCCTAAGCGATAACCAATAAATATCCGAGTAATAGCATAGGAGTAATCTCCTTTATCTAAAGCTTTAGTAAAATCCTTTACAAGGCAATCAAAAGCTTCATTGTTTCGCGTTCCACCTTTTCCAGTAATAACCTTAATGAGCCGTAAACAAATATCATTAGTACTCAATACTTTCTCATCCTTAAAGAGTCTATTAATAAGTTTGCATTCTGTTCTACCTAACGTCACACTACCATCTTTTTCAACATGTATATATCTAGCTATTTCTTTCTCATCCATAAATAACAAAGATATAAAATCCTTATCGGCAAACATGTGTTGAAGATCCAGGAACGCTTCTTTCGTTAGAGGCGCACTCATGATTTATTATCCGAAATAACCATTAATTTCAATGCCCTCAGCAGCCATTGCTGTTTTACAAGCAGCAATTTCAGTCTCGTTTGCGGTTTCAAATGTCTTGATGAACCGCATCTGTTCGTTGACAAATGCTGTAAGTTTTGCCCGTGATTCCATATTCAGAGCAACAACTTCTTTTGTTAACTGTGGATAATCAATAAAGATTGTACTTTCACCGGTCGCTTCAAACCGAGTGATAGCATTTTTTACGCTTTCCGCGTTGGGCTTCGGGATAATATCTGCAATATCGTTGATTCCAGAAATCTGAAGCCGTAACTTTGGATCATCATTATACTCTACGAATTTTGTGCCTTCTGCACTTTCTACTTCCCGTGCAACTTTAACCTTAACAGGTTTAATTGAATACAGATTAATCTGCTGACTAGTCCGTAGTTCATTGTTCTGTACTTTCCGTGAATAATTCGGATCTACTGAATTTTTCTCAATAATGAGAACATATTTGCCAAGTGTTGCACCACACTGTGATGCCAAAATAACTGATTTATCCATTTTAAAATTCCTTTTTTGATTCCGTGGTTGATTCCACCTACGGAGAGATTAAACAATTGATTTACATATTTATGAGTTTAAATTAAACGAGTTTTGCTCTCTTTGTATAGATTTTATTAGATAGAGGATATGGCTAATCGTCTACGTACATTCAAGTACAATCCTTTACAAAGTGTAATATTTTTTTGCTTTAAACGCATAGTCTTCATATTAATGATTTTATTTACATCAAAATCAAGGTAGATACTTCCTCTTCCTTTCTGCTTTCCTTGCTTCTACAAAAGTAGTTCGGATACCAGAATTAATATTACTTACACGAGTGTCTGTGTAAACTACAGCTTATCATATTATTGATCTTGTACAGCTTGTTCTTAGGACTAATGAGATCCAAGACATTTGTATACACATCTGATACCATTACTTTAGATTTTACAATTCTTTTACGCTTAAAAGAAAGGAACTATTGCTCATCATATTAACTTAGTATTTCCTGGCGTCTCAGGGTTAATCTCAAGTAATCACAAATACAAATAACTATTTGCAAGATAGTTGCACATGCGAATTGGCTCATCATGTAGCTTATGATTCCCTAGAAGTTAATATTTACCACTTTATCGAATCCGTCACAGATACGGTCGTTTTCTAACGTTACTTAACTAGTTCTGCCCTACAAATGCAGCAACGGTTTTAGATTTCCTATACGGAATTACATACAGTAATTATATTATTATATAACCGTCCATAGGATTGTTTTACAAGCACGAATATTGAGGACTTTCACCTACTTTTCACTACTCTTTCCGCATGACAGGTATCCAGTCTATGAAGATTCATGAAACGCTTTCTAATGAACATATATTGTTGCGCAATATACTCTATTAGTTTTATTTAGCAATAACGGTTGGCTTGCCAAGGACGCAGTCAGGAAACATATACTACTATACAACAGCAGATTCTACTATCCCTAGCGGGGACTTCCCTGGATTTATTATTTCGTGGGCGTAGCCACTACTTAGGTTAAACATGTTATTCTCGTTTTTGTTTAAGAGTGACGTTAACTCTCGGGCCAGTGATGAATCGTTGGATTCAGGTAAATGTCATAACATTTACGTTTCTCTGGGTTAACAGACTTGAATTTAGCCCATTGACTATACATTAGCCCAACTTTCGCCTTTTGTCTCTCGGAAAGCCGACTGAGATCTGATTGAACTTCTACCTTTCTTCTCAGGTAACGGTGTTTCTACCGGCGTATTTAACTTTTCGATAACATAAATTATTGAGATCCCTCTCACTTCTTGCGAAGTAACCACCTTGCTAAAGGGTGTCGTTATTCTGTAGTAGTGTTATAGGACACGTTTTACAACCTGCTTCTTTCCATATATTATTGTGTCATAACTTGAAGCAAACACTGACACATTTGTATTAATCATTCTATTAAGTATAGGTTTGGCACCTAATCCGGATAATCTATCATACTCAAATATAATAAAAGTCTCGAATTCTTATTACATTCTAATGAATTTAAAGTTCATAGTATGGATCATAGCCTCTCAGCCATATGTTCTGAAGTAATAATACAGACTATTATCCTTTACTTCTAAGAGTAAAAGATTACGGAATTGTACCGGTTTACTTCTTCACGTAGCACCTAATAGCACCCTCGATTAATCTCTCTGCCTTCATATCTACTTTTATATGTATTTAAACATACGTTCCAATTTAAACCATTTGGTACCTTGTAGAGAACACTACAGTAGCGTTTTTATCTTATCTATATCTTTCAATAATAGATTCAGAATGGATGCTTTGGACACACCCAAGAACGTTAGTCAGGAGTCAAAACTTAGTAAACTTTTGGATGTTTAACTAAGGGGCAACTCGTGTTTAGTCCCTTCTTGATTTCGTACATGATTGTACCCACGGACATAGGTTTCTCCTTTGTGTAGACTTCAATACACTCATAAATACATCTCATAACTATATTTACTTTAGGATGCCGATACCTTTGCTGAATTTGTCTTCGTGTCTGCTGACCTAGATCGCGTTTTTAAATCTCCGCCAGACGGTTCTCTGAGATTTTATGGGTTTAGCACGCTATCCCATTTTCTTACTAATTTTTCATGGATAAAGTAATAAATCCATAGTAAGCTATCATATTACCTTTTGAATCACAGTGTTAGCTGTTATCATATTCTCATATCCTGTATTACTTATCTATATATACGAATCCTCTTGGCCTTTGATATTCCTAATATATATATGCTGTCTTATTGCTTTTAAAGTGTACAGCTACAATACCACTATTATAAAATCGCCCTGCTTCTTACTACGGGGGAGAGACTCGTTTTCCCCGGTGCCGTTCTACGGTAAGCACATAGTTAATCACTAATACAATAAGCAAAAAATAAACAAAACAAATAGAATAATATAATACCAATTAATGATATTACATTAATTTTAGTTATTTTTTGCTTCATTTCTCTACACTTTTAGGATACTCAGGTACAAATTTGTGAGAGCGGGGAGCTGGTAGAGTAAACATTACTGGTCTCATTTGTACCTCAGTTTTTGTTTCATATATTACTTTAGGTTTAGATTGTTTATATACTACCTTTTCCACGATTTTCGTGGGGTGATTGACAGTTATATCAGTACTTGTAACGGGTATATTACTTTCCACGATACTTTTACCTGTCTCTAAGTCCAGGTTAAGTTTAAAACTACCTGGTATTGGTGATAACTGTATCGGTTTTACGATTTCAGTTGCCGTAACACTTTCTGGTTTGAAAATGTTAGTATTGTAGGACATAATAAGACCTACAACGAATACTGCTAAATAAGCAAATTTACCTTTCATTTGATATAATAGGTTAAGCACCTACTACAGCTTTGAAATCCTCTTTTGTAAAGAGTGGATATGCAGCATCTTTATCTACATACAAGTTACGTATTTCGATCATCTTGTTAGCTGCTTTCAGAGCAAAATCTTCATCAGATTTAGAACCTACTTCATCTTTATAGATGTCATAGAACGGTCCCATAATCTTCTTGAACCAATCAATCAGTTCATCTTCTGCCGGCTTCTGTAATGCAATACGTACAAATGTATCACGTGTTGGAGCCAAAATACCCTTTACTACACAAGGATCTTGTTCAATAGGCTGAGCAGGATCTGTATGCATTACTTCAATAAATGCTTTAATCAAATCTACTACATCCTGATCATTCAAACCTTTCATATTCTTCCGTAACAGAGAATGTGCAAAGATCATAGTCTGACCTAACTTCAATGAAGTTGTAGTAGAAGACATGAGTCCAGAGAGTACAACAATACCTTTCTTACCGATAATGTTGAAATACTCTTTTGAAAGAGTTCCTAAGTTTGCATTACTCCAGATTCCTTTCTGAACGGGATCTTCCGTAATATTCTCACGATATGTCTTGATTTTACCCAAGATACGTAAGAATTTATTAGAAGGAGTTTCTCCTGATTCTTGAAGATCCTGAGTGATTGCAGCTTTCGCTTCATCATCATTCTTCCAATTCAGAGGATTCATCTGTTCCTCGGTAAGTTTTGCATGTTTTGGTGGTTTAACTGTTGAAGATAAACCTGATGCGGCATTCTCTGCATCAGCTGCTGCTTTTGTTTCAGGAGAAATATCCTTAAACTCAAGACGCATCTGATTAGGATCATCTGTAGGATGAGCTTCAAGAGCAACACCCATAGATGCAGCCGTATCAATAGCTTGCTGAACAATAAGTTCATCGTTCGGCGTAAGCATATTACATTCACGTTTCTGTGCAAATGATTGTACAGACAAACGTACAGCATACCACATCATATTATAATCCAACATGGATTCCATCTGAATCGTAATTGGTTTACTACGATCCATACGAGCAGTACGACGTTCAAGTGCTGACAAGAATTCTGCAGCATGATTTGCATCCATCAAATCGTTAGGACCCATAAGTGAGATCAAAGAATCTACTTTAGGTGATTCTAATGGAGATGTTACAGGTTTCTTTACTTCTTCTGCTGCTACATTTTCTACAGTACCTGTAGCATCAGTGGTAGGCTTCTTTGTCTCCTTTTTCTCTTCTTTTTTAGGAGGAATAGGAGCAGCGGGTTTAGGAGTTTTATCTTCCTTCAATCCAGTCTTCGGCTGTTCTTTCTTAGTTTGTGCAGCCGGTGCAGCCGCAGTAGCGGCAGTATTCTTCTTTGCTTTGTCGTTAGTCTTCTGACCTTTGTTCTTATTATTTTCCATTTTGATAATGTTTAATTCGCCTTTTCGAATGTTTGTAAGTTAATAATTTAATTTAAAAGCTAATAATGTGATCCCTCTATATTCATCTAGGATGAATCTGGGAATGGGGGAGCTATGCGGTCAGTATACGCAAGCTTTTTAGAACTTAATCGTGGTAACTCCTTTACTACAGTTTTATAATCCTGCACCTGACTCACAGCCCCAGAATGGCGCATCTGTACAGGTTCCAACACTGCACAAACAGACTGTGTGGATGCAGGATTACTAACTGCAATGGAATTTTCAATCTTGGTACTTTCTTTTTTACTATGGTTTCCCTTAGTAGCAAATTGAATACCAAGACCCACGACAACAGAAAATGCCAAAGTAAGCAATAAATTGCTTGCCATTGACGAACTGCCATAATATCGTGCAATTGCAACAATACAGACAATTACTAGCATAGATACAATGAATGTTGTCATGTTTTGTTAGTTTTTGAAATTTTTTGAAAATAATATCTGAGTCTATGCTTTGCTTTATTTAGGTCAGACTTTACAGTTCCGACTGGTATATTAAGCTTAGCACTTAACTCCTCATAACTTAGATGGCTAAAATATCTGAGTTCTAGAAGGTTCCTATATTTAGCTCTAAGTCGAGTTAATGCAATTTTAAGAATATCTATTGACTCTGATTTAATTAAATCAGTTTCGGGATCATTATCACTAGATACTTGAATTGCATTATCCTCATTATCTATAGAGATATTATCTTGTTGATTCTTATTCTTTCTAATATAGTCAATGACTGTATTTATTGCAATGGTTTTTAACCATGCTTCAAAAGAAATAGTTTCAACAAAATAATCGAGTCGTTTAAAAGCCTTAGTAAAAGTAACAGATAATAAATCAGCTGTTGCTTCTTCATCTTTTATTGCATCATAGATAATATATCGTATTAAACGATAATAATTATTATATAATTGCGTAAAGGCTTTTTCATCACCGTGCTTCGCCTTTTCAATTAGAATCTTTTCTTCTTCTTTCATAGGCTTACGGGTTAGTGAGTAAGAGAGAACCCAATCTCTCTTACCCTATTATCGTCATTATATTGTTATATTCAAACGATAATCTGGCGCAAACGGAAGCTGTACTATTTCTTGCCAAAAGAAAGTATCATACGCTCGTTTACGAATCCAAAAACAATATATAGTATTATCAAATAGATAATCTTGATATTGTCTTGGAATATTTAATTTGTCGATTAAAGAAGTAGCTATTCTTAGCTGCACTTTATCGGTTGCGATAGGACTTCCTACCATTAATTCAGGTAGAAAAAGTTTAGTACTAACTCTATATAACCAAGTTTGTACATTTTTTCTTTGTTCTAAGCTAAGAATAAATTTATCACTTATTGGTTTATAATAAGGTTTAAAGTACTCTTTTGCCTCTTCTCCACCTATTATGTTCCAATCACATCTATAACCACTATTATTATCAAATAATGGTAATAAATAATCAGGAACACCTTCATGTTTAATGAAATCAATAAACTGCTGTGATAGCTTTGCAGATTTATCGTAAATATACTTTTTTACTTCATCTGCATTCACGGTCGTAATGATAATTTGAATTGTTTCCAAATTTCAGTAGCAGTAGTTACATCAAGTGCTTCATCTTTACAAATTGTAATAACTGCCATATTATCATCCATTTCTAATAGTTTATCTTTGTTTTCAACTAATGTTGAATACTTAGATAAATCAAGAATATCTCTTTTTATTTCTTCAGGTTGTTTTACTAATTTAACCTGAATAGAAGTGTAAGTATATTCATTCGGATGAGCTTCCATTTGATTTTGTAGTTTTCGTTTATCTGTTTCGCTTGCATATAAACCACTAGTGAAATTAGATAGACTAATAACATTGACTACACGTAACATTGGTAGTTCTCCTCCAATACTTACTAATAGTTGTTCACCAGTAGCATTATGTTCTGCAACATATAATCCTGGTTTATTAAGTGTTATGATTCTTGATGACATGTTTTATTAATTTTATTGTTATATACTTCAATAATTTTCTCAGCCTCAGTGAGTGATACACCAAACTCTTCTTGAATAGCTATATTAGCCATTAAAGGATTAGGATTTTCATCAATAATCTTTTTAAGTTTATCTTTCTCACCTGGTTTAAAATAAATCCAATAAGATAGTTCCATATTACTCTGGGAATAAGGTTTCTAATTCTTTGATATTCAAATTGCTTATTACAATGTCCATTTGTTTTGGTACATTATAAGTAATATAAGCAGGTTTACAGTGTTTATGGGCTTTATTGTGCCAATAATCCCACCATGCTCTTTCATGTAACGAAATACGAGCAAATTTGCCTCGAATTCCATCATTCACACATAGAATAACAACCTTTTGTCTAGAGTTAATAAGATTGCTATCTTTTTCCTTACTAGATGGAATTGCTCCCAATTCAATAAGTTTTCGATACAATCCAACTACACAATTTCTACTTCCAGCTCCTATGAATTCTTTGCTGAATGTCTTTAAATTACCATGTAATTGGCTTAAAGTTACTTTTTTCATCTAAGTTACTTTTTAAGAAGTTAAACATATGATTCCAATTAATAAAAGTATTACAATTAATACTGTCGTCCATGCTTTACGTGGATCTTCTTCATCATTATAAGAATTATAACAAGACATAATAATTGATTTTAAATTTGTTACTCCTATGAGACTCGAACTCATATTTCACGGTAAAATCCGTGGTTCTAACCAATTAAACTAAGGAGTATCCCTAACTTTCGTATTTAGCACGCATCATAATCTTACGCTACGCAAGAGTAATCAGTGACAAACGAATAGTTGTCATTTAATAGAATGTTGAACCTATCTTATCTTTCTAATTGCTAGTCAAACCCATACAGCCTCTTTTATAGTTGAATTGGATTATCACCCCAATTCATATCTCTTTTGTTTAAAGGTATTTTGCAATCAATCAATAAGCCTGCATTAAACAATGCCTTTGCGGTCCCTTTAGGAACACTAACTGTATTACCTTTCTCTTTATCAAGAATCCAACAACCCCAAGCTTTATTTTTAGATATTAGTCTTGTTGGTCTAAACTGAAATATGTATTCGGTTCCACACGAATCTACTGCTATATAACTCATATTAATTTTTTTTTTGTGAAGCTGGAGGGAATCGAACCCTCGTCCTAACAATGATTAATAAGCCTAATAAGACACAGTACAGTTCTTATACTGTGAATAATGTTAAAAATCATGGAGATAGTGAAAGTAAGGAGATCTCTCTCCTTACTCTCTATTTATCATAGTCATCATATGTACAATCATAAGGATCTGAAAATACTCCAAATCTTCTTGAATATTCATAATAATATCTATGAGTTCTTCTTTTGACTTATTTTCTAAGTCTTCTCTTGTCCAATCCATAATTGTGAATTTTTAAGAGTTTATCCTAAGTAATACTAAATATTCTTTATAGAGCGACCGTAAGTTATTGGATTCTATTTCGATTCTTTCCGTCTAAAGACGCTTATCGTCAGAATATGAACATTTTACGCATTTCCGTCTTCTAAAAATAGTATTTAAGCATAAAGCATTATATTACTTAGGATTGTGTGCCTTTGATAGACTGATAGAAATTGAAGTTTATATAAATATCTCAAAAGCCATATTTAATAGCTTATTCGACATTTATACTAAATATTAAAAAATAAAACTTCGGCATAAAGCACAATTTCTATATGTGTTTTGATAACCATTACTATAAAACTCTACGAATAGAGCCTATTGTTTTTATGCAGGACATAAAGTACAATAGCTAAAACAATAGTAATGATCTTCGGCACATGATCAGTGGCACGTTGTTTTTCCACTCTACGGCATATAGCACTTAAGAGAAGTTGTCAATTCAACTTGTTACCTACTACACGTTCGGTTTTTAACTTTCGGCACTAACTAGTATTAGTGTCTCTACAAATGTAAAGACACTAATATTAATTGATAAGCTTTACAGTACTTATCGGCACAGGTTTGGAGTTGTTATTAATCGTCCCAATCGTTCAGAACGTCATAACACTGCTTACGCAATTGATCGCGCAGGGTGTAGTACTCATTTTCGACCTGACGTAAAGCTTTTTCTTTTTCGTCATCGGCTTTACCATTGGCACTACGGAACTCCTCCGGCGTCATCTTTCCTTCTTTTACTGCATTTTCATTTGCTTCCTTCGCTTTCAGACACGCTTTGATCGGTTCTTCACGATCACGATTCTTCTGCAAGTCCAGCAAAGCACTCTTGCGTTCGAACTCAGAGTCCACCGCAATTCGCATCATTTCTTTTGTGATTTTTGCGTTACGCTTCTTTGCCAGCTCTTCAGCTGCTGCAGTTACGATTTCTTTGTTGATGATTCTACCGTTACGGATTTCTTCTTTAATTTCGCTCATAATTTTGATAATTTAAATTGTTAATAAATAGGTTTAAAATGATTTTCTCTTCTTTCTTCTTTCTTCTGAAAGTTTTTTGTTAATTTCGCAGTCTAAGACACGCCAATATGTACCACCTTGGGCTGTATTATGCCAACAAAAGGAGGAGTCTATAGGGTGATAAGGATTTTTTATAGAATTTATAATTTCAGATTCAATAAATCTTTCTTGCGTACCATACTTTCTTATTAAAGAATTGGTAAATTCTTTTATGAATTTACCTTTAGCTTTATGTTCTTCTAAAGAATTGGATAATATTATATTTTTATCTAATTCTTCTCGAATTTTTCTCTTAATTTTCTGTTTTATTTCTTGAAATGTTTTGTCTTCTTGAAATGCTTTGTCCTCTTCTGGAGGATCTCTCTGTTTGTAAAAATAGTCCATAATTTCTTTTTCGCCTATCATTTATTATTAATTAAAAAGTTATACTAATTCTCTAATAATCATTTGGTGAGAATTCGTAGCATTTACTGCTATTAATTTAGCATTTCTCCTACGATTTTTATGATTATTTCGATGTTTTCTTTCACTTTTTGTACCATACTTTGATCCATTTGGACCAAATTTTGGTGATTCTCTTCGTTTAGAAACTTCTTCGCTCATTTTACTTGAGATTTAAATTGTTCGTACTCTTCTTTGAAGATTGTTTTAAAAGTGTTACACTGTTTTGGATATAAATCCAAGAATTCAGTATTACTCAACTTTCTACCAACTTTCATTCTACAGAATTTTTGAGCTTCAGATACTTCTATACCTTGTCTTGCATCTTTAACACCAGAAATAGTGTTATACCAAGTTCCCATTTTACCGTTTGAACCACAAATTACTTGAAATTTTTCAATTTCTTTAATGGCTTTTCCGTTGAATTTGTGAACACTTGCGGTAATTATTTTCTTTTCTTTCTTCTTCGTATCTTTATTATATACAAAGATTTCTTTTTGTTCCTTTTTCTTTTCATATAAAGGAACAGAGCTTTTAGTAGCTCCAACATGGAGAACGGCAAGGATGCGAGAACTTACCTGAGGATCTTGCGCAAAATATAAAGCTTTAACTTCTTGTTTCTGCGCTGCTGTTACACGATGTCTTTCTTGTGTAATTTTGTTTTTCATTCGCATAATTAATTGATTTAATTATTAATAAAAATAGTTTTTTTAAACTCCGTATATGAATACGGCACATAATTATAAAAGAGATTACGATATATAGTATCGCAGGAATATCACCAAATGCATAAAGCATAATAAAACCAAGAATCCATAGTAGTAATACTATATATTCTATAATCTCTCTTAACATATTATGCCTCCCAGAAAGCTTTAGATACTACACCTGTAAGCTTTTTATTAAGCCGTGGATGAGTATAAGTATATTCTACATTTGATGAATACTTACCAGAAATTACCTTATTAAAGGTACATTCTACTACTACTTGAGTTAAAGTACTACGAATAGGATCAAATTGTACTTTATTATTCTGTGGCATATATAACCACATAGATATTTTTCGTTTACTTTTCATATTTAATTTTTTTTAAATACAATTAGAAGAAAGTGTTTGTCTTATTCATTTAACTTATTTCGACAACATCCCAATTACTTTGTTGACGTACCATATATCTTCATATGGCTTTGATTGTCTTAGGACTCTGGACTTCTACACTTTCTTGGGGATAACCACCATATAATAAAATAATTGATGTTACTGGCGAGTTTCATCATATTTTTTATTTTCTCTCTTGTAAGGAAGCATCCGCTTCTTATGAGAATCTTTTTCTCGTAAAGATTTGGATGCTTTCATGTCTTTAAATGTCTTTCCCATTAGAATCCAAATTTGGTTACACCAAGACCCAGAAAATCACATAACCATCCTAAACCATTGGATTTAAGATAATTTTGTGCAGATACATCCATGTTCTGCTTTAAAAGCAAAATTGTTTGTGCCACTTTTGGATCTCCGTTACCATAGAGTGTAAAGAATCTTCCACTCCAATCGGAATCATGAGGATTACCTACTGCATCTATTAATGCTTTTGCAGCATTTACAGATGAGGCATTTGACAATAATGCATTTACTTCAGTTTCATCATAAGTTGTAACAACTAATGAATCAACATCTGCTTGTGGCTTTATTGTTGTGAAAAAATCATGTTTAATACGATTCATAATCGCATCAAACTGTGTAGGAGTAATACCAGATGGCATTTTTACCTCGATGTGCTGTGAGCTTTCAGGCATCACAATAACTACAATTCCTTTCATTTTTGGATTGTTTTTAAATTTGACATTTGATGACGCCATTATGTCTACAACCATAATGGATCTACTAATAATGTTGTTGTAGCAACATATAAACAAAAAGAAATTTTACCTAATAACGAGGATTGGTTTAGGAAAATTTGACTATCAAAACTTGTTTTAAGATACAGCGGAATTGTATTGTCAGTACAATTCTTATCATCTACCTGATTTTAACGTCCGCACGATCATAATAAACTTGCAATTATCGTTATTAAAGAGCAATTGCCACTCTTATTTTACGCTTAAAAGTTATTACTTACGCCCCACAGGTTTGTCATCTACTGAGGACGATTGCATCTATATTCACATACTAATGCAATCTTACTGAACTTAATAATAATAGATGAAGATAACTTAAAAATTAAACACTATTACTGAATACTGTCCGCTGGTTCAGCCTTAATTGGTGCGTTGCTAGGTGTTAGTTTTTCAAGTTCTACCTGGACTTTGGCTTTTTTTATTCTATTACCATCTATTCCAGGATCTTCTAATCCGGTTTTGTTCAGCTGGTTAACAATTTGTAGGGATACATAATACTCTCGATTTCTTTCATACTCATAAACATACTTTCGTATATTCTCTTGAGTGCCGAGTTTTTCGTATAATGCTTGCATAATTTCCGGTGGGAAATTCATATAAATCTCATAACAACGATCATGTTCTTTGAGATCTTGCCATTCTATCATGGCTTCTTCTACTGTTGGAACTTTTTCCATCGTAGATATTTCTTCTTCATTTACTGAAGATTGTGTAATGTTAGGAATGTTGTTTCCTGTTACATACTTGTAGGTATTTAAACCTACACATGCCAATAATAATAGCATGATTGTAATCATTGTGCCTTTAAAGACACTAGATTTGTTTTCATTTTCCATTTTGATAATGTTTTTAATTTGTTAAGAAATATAATTGTGTAATACAATTGAAAAATCCTTTGTAAGAGAGCGCAATGAACCCATTAAATCTCGAGCTATTTCTTTACATTTTAATAGTTCATTATATTCTTCTTTTGATATAATAATACATTCAACTATTTCATTCTTCTTTTTCTTTAGAATATCTTTAGAAACAATGAAATTTACTTTTTTCTGTTCATCTTTCTGTTCATCTTCACAAGATTCTGTAGAATCAATGGAGTATGTTATTTCTGCTTTATCAAGTAATTTTGTTATATAAGCAAGTTTTTCTTTTGAAATTATCATCTCCATATAACCAGATTTTATAACATCGCGTGCTTCTTTATGAGACATGTTCGTAAGAATTCTTAATGCCTCTATTTGTTTATTAGTAACGTTTGTTTCTAACTCTTTAGTAAAAAAGAGAATTAATTTCAATTCATCATTATAATTCATATTTAATTGATTTAAATAGGTTAATAATAAATAACCATAGTAATAGTAAAGATTTCGCTAACGCCGCCAAGCTGCTATTATATTACTACACTATGGTTAAGTTAATCTCGTAGTCCATTTCACATGTTATCCGAGATAGAGTCTATAATTTACATATTCAACAAGTTTTTTTGCATTATTTTTTGCATAAGCTATGTAATTTAACATCCTTTAATAAAGTTGTTAAACTGAGCTTTATCTTACAAATTTTAGTTGTTGGTTTATAAGATAAAGGGGACCATTCGTGAACGTGTAATGAAATTATTACACATTTACTATCATGCGTTGTTTCAACTTTACCAACTTTTCCTGTTTGATTAGTACTAAGTATGGTAAGAGTTTGACCTACTAATTGATATAGTAGACTTTGTGGGTATGCTCTCATATTATTATTTATTGATTAATTCAAAGTTAAAGGGTTAGTAAGAAGCAGAAACAAGATTTATTTGCAATACTAACCCTTTCTTTTTACACACGAGAAATGTAAATACGATATCCTCGAAGATAATCTATAATATAACAATTAAAATGATTTGCATCTATAATAGATTTTAATCCATAAGGTATATCTGTTACATTGATGTCAAATTCATTTTTGAGTATAAAATAAGTTACATCAAGAAAATCATTAAGGAATTTTTCGTCTTTTACTGATTGTATTAATATTGCTTTATCTCTTTTTAAGGAAATAAATAATTTAATACATTCTCGTAATGTAAGCTTTAGTTGTTTCTTTAACAACCAAAACTGATGAAACCAATTGGCTTCCTTTTTGTTCTCTAATATTAATCTAACCATATATTGTGAATTTAATATCAAAGAATAATGACTATTAGCTTCTATGCCAGTATGCTATATACGTTTCAATCTACAATATTATAATATGTGTTATAATATTATTTAGTATGTTAGTGTTCCACTGGACTTATAATACTAGACTCCAAAACCCGTTACTTTATATATAAAATGGCAAAACTGTAAAAGTAGATAAGTAACTACGATGAGGTTGTCATTACTTTGGAGAGGTAAGAGTAATAGTGTTCAATATACAAGTCTCTTAACTTGTACCTTGGCGCATCAACGCATATTTACTAACTATTACTTACGAGGAATAATCATTTCACAATGATGAGTCAATATAGGAAATTGACTGTGGGGAAAGTATTTAAAGACAGCTAAGAATTTTTAAATTAAACTATGTGTGATAGCCTTTCTGTATAATAATAGCCTTATACAGTATCACACATAGCTGGAGTAGGCACTCCATATTTTTAATACACTTATACCCAACAGGCAATATTGCTAATAATATTGTGATATAATTTTGTGTGTATTAATATAATCATTCTATGGACATTCTGTTGATAATGATTTCCATAGAACTATGAATTATAAACGGTATTACAGTTTGTAACATACCCCGTTTATTTAGTTAAGTTTGATCTAACTTAACCCTTAAAGTAAAGGATATCGCTTCCAATATCCGTCGCTCCGACACGCTATGTCCGACAAGCCTAATAAATAAATGCTTGTTAAAATGAGTAAATATAGGCATATTCATCAAGTAGCTAACTTATGAACTGTATCTATCTTTATGCTTCTCAAATTTATTGCATTTTACACCTAAAACTTATAAGAACATTCAGTAAAAATACGATTATCTGGTAGTTCAACCCTTTATAATCCTGTAGAAAATTATAAGAAACTGGTGCCCTCAATGTCTTGGGAAGTTATTGAGTTTTTGATATAATTGCCTGTCTATTCCAGGCTGCCACATAAACTCTCAGCGTAACTCATGCTCATGAGACATAAGTTAGGGAAGAATGGTTCTCATATTACTACTTAAAGTAATGCAGTTTTACCATTATTTACTCCTTACGAGTCTGTGATTCTGATACGCATTACTCAGTTAGAATCTTCACTGAAACTCATAGTCTAAATTAAACTATAAGACGCTTGTAAAACTTAAATCATAAAAAATAACATATAATAATATAAAAAGGTAGTTTTACTTCATGCCCAGGAAGTTTGAATACTAAGGCTTTTTGTTAAAGCGCTTAAATAACCATTTTGCTATGATGTAGCAAATAGCATTAAAAGCTAAACAATTAAATAAAGCCATTGGAAAGTATTCAGAATGTGGACCAGTTGCCATATTATACAATATACCTATTGTTATTAATATGTAAACTGTGAGCACAATGTACATGAAGCATCCAATTATTTTCTTCATATTGTTTATAAATTTAGAGTTAATAACTGTCGTGCATTACTTCATGCACTATTGGTAGCGAATTTGCACGATCGTTTATTTAAGATCAGAATAAGTCCATTAATTCACCAAAGTGAATATGTGCAATAATATACATTATTACAAATATTAGTACAATTATTATTTGTAATAAACATCCAATTTCATCATCTTTTCTTGACATATTCAATTTACGCTATATATTATATAAATTGTTAATGGGTGAAAGCGTTAAAAGTGGTTAAAAGGAGTGGGTGGAAAACTTCTTCACCCACTCACCCACTCACCACATTATCACAACAAATCTTCATCGCTAGCATCTGCATCCGCTACAAGTGCATCAGTTGCAGCTTTAGCGGCTTCTTTAGCTACTTTAGCTGCTGCCTGCTGCTTCTTATAGTCCGCAATAGTCACGATTCTTGTACTGTTTTGGAATAAGTTGTCAGCACGACGTATGATGTAGTTGTTGCCTTTAACAGGCACACCTTCTTCATCACTAAACCAGTAGATTGTTACATCTGTGAACTGGATTTTAACGTCTTTGCCGTCTTTCTTGCGTGTAAGATACTTACCGTCAGCATCTTTACGCAGGAATGGTTCATAATCACCTACCAGGTATGTACCAATGTAGGTTTCATAGTCACCTGCTTTTGCTGTATCTACCCACATCTGTAGGTAAGCATTAGCTGCATCTTCTGCAATGCCATATTTTGGCAATATTTGCAGTCTGATGCTGTTCTCTTGTGCAGCCATAAGCTTGTCTAAGCCAGCACGTGTAAACTCTGCAACGACATACTTGGTTTTACCATCCTTAGACTCTTTTATTTCAGCTGTAACAAGCTGATACTTAGCTGCTGATGATTCTTTGATAGAAGCCATTTCTTTATACGATTAACCTTATATCATCGCGAGGTTTTTAAACACAGTAACTCTTTGAAGGGGGTATTTCCCCTACTTGTTAGGAGAGGGGACTTGATTTAGTACTGTTTCACGCTCTCACCATCACGCTATATTTTTTATTTTTTAGAAAATTTTATTCATACTCTCACTACCATACTACCCAAAAATTTTTATAAAATATTTTTTGAACTATATCCCCATATATACGTTTAAATAATAAACTTTATTATATGATAGAAACAGTTAAAAAAGAATTATTAGAGAAGGGGTTTACCTACAACGAATCCAGTAAATTATGGTACTATCATTATAGTGATTTTGAAGTATTAAGCTTTGTTATGGATGAACATACCAAAGTAAATGGTAATAAATGTATTGCTATTTCTGCCATAACTTTAAATAATTATTTTGAAAATTTAACATATTTTAAGATTTGTTATACATTATATTTTGATAACATTAACAAATTTTATGATTTATTAACACTTTTAAATTATAAAATATATTAAAAATAGTTAAATTATGTTAACAAATTGGTTAGAACAACACGGTTTTATATGTATAAAAGACTATGACACTTCTGTAGTATATCAGAAAATCAATAAAGATGATATACTAGAGATAGAAGTATCTAACAATGAAATCATAAATGTAGAATATTATTCAAATGTGGGCAAATATGAAGAAAATATCTATGACTCAATTTCGTTAAATAATCATAAATAATGTTAAAATTATTTTTATTTTACTAAAAGTGGAACAAAATTGATATATCAAACGTTATCTGTTACTGAGTAATAGATAGTAATAGATATATAATCCAGAGTAAAGATAATAAATTATAAACCATCTACTCTTACTCTAGATTACTTAACTTAATATATTATGGATGATATAGATTATAACTATTGTAATGATGAAGAGTTTGATATAGATCCTTGTGATGGAGAGTTTAATTATGATTAGATTAGAAATGGGAGAACCAGAGGCTAGAGAAGCTATATTAAAAGGCTTAGTAACAATCAACGATATTGAATACATAGTACACCCTCAACCTAGTGGTAGTTGTGATGGATGTGTCTTTGAAGATAGGAAACATTGTCCACAAATAGCTTTAGATATATGCTGTACAGGTGGTAATATATTAAAATACAAAATATAATGTTTTTGGAACATTTTCAAGAGTTATTACGTTATAGTAACCAATTAAATTAAGTTATTCATGAATACAGAAGATAAAGAATTATTGAATACAGTACTGTCTAAGTTAGAGTTTCAATTCATTAAAGATATCTTGGTAAAACCATTACCAGAAGAGTATATTGAAAAAGAAATAACAAAACCTATTAATACTGGGGAAACAGATGAGAATGGCTATCAGATTACAGATAGTGAAACAGTTACAGAAAAAGTACCTACAACCTTTAAGAAAGGTATAGTGTTAGCAATTCCGGCTAACTATCAATGGATAGATCCTGACAATCATCCTGAAGTAGGTGATATTATAGCTTACTCTAGAAAATCTACAATTGATTTCGATCTATTTAAAGATTCTCAGTTAGTAAATCCATATAATGTAGTAGCTTATATTAAAAAATAAACTAGACTAAAGCGTTAGTCTTTTAATTAAATCGTGGTTGTATATGGTGTCACTAGGGGTTAGGTTTTTACTTAACCCCTTTTTATTTGTAAAAAGTTGCAACAAAAACACAACTATTACGTTATAGAATCATGATACAACAAATGATACAAAACGTGTTAGGAGATTATAGTAAGCTTATAACTCTCCTTCCAAACGGACAAATCAGATTGAATATAATTAAAGACATTAATGATATTAATAGTGAAGTAATTGATTCTATCGATTTATCCATGCAAGACGCACTAAGTTTATATAATATCTTTCAGCAATCTAAACAATATACTAGTAACGGTACTACGATTAAAGAAGGTGATACTGAATTTGATATTAATAAGTGGATACAACTTGCAATTAACGAATTTAAAAATAAGTAATATGATTACAGAGTATAAAGTTATTAAACCTTTTGGATGTGCAGAAGTAAATGATGTATTTTCTTATAATAAAGAAAATGAAAATTTCATTATGAGTTCAGAGAAAACTACGGATAATACTTATTCGGCAAAGAGTATGGTTATTTCTGCAAAAGTGATCGATAACTACACAAAAGCAGGTCTTTTATCTCCTACTAAGGAAGATAAAATTGACAACAATTCTGATAAAGTAAAAAAGCTTTATACAGAGATTAAGAGATTACAGAATAAGTATAATCAACGTAATAAAGTAGTTGAAGAAAAATATGAAGCAGGTAAAATGCCTACATGTCAAAAAGTAGAACATGATACTGTTTACTTTAATATGATGAAAGTTCTAAATAAATTTGAATCTATTATAAATGAATAAGCTTGTTAAACAAGTCAACAAGGATGAACTTATAACAGAATTCTTACATACACTTAATGGCATACTCAGGTTAACCGATAGAGAATTAGAGTTAATGGCTACATTGATTAGAATGGATATTGAATATGAAAAAGAACCAAATACAAATAAGAATGTAGCTAATAGATACAATAGAAAATGGATTATTGAGAATCTAGGTATTACTAAAGATAACCTGAGTAGATACATTAAGTCTTTCAAAGATAAAGGGATATTAAAAGCTGGTCCTGCAGAAGATGAATTATGTGTGAATAAAGCTTTAATACCCGTTATTATTGGTGATAGAGTCCAGTTGACTATTATATTAAAAATAAAATATGGAAACTCTGAAAATTAAACCTGGTAGCATCTTACTTTGGAAAGAATATTCGAGAATAACTAAACTATTTAGTAAATCATTTCATATAGATCTATCATACAATAAGTTCCATTATATTACAGATCATACGACATTGTGTTTCCCTATTACCAAGGGTAAAATTGATTATGACGAATTAGTAATTTTAGAACCAAGAGAAGATTATACAAAAGAAGAGGTTGATTTACTAAATTCTTTAATTGTTTTTGATGCAGATTGTTGGATAGATTCTTTAAAGATATTTGCCAATACCATTAGACCTAATTCTATAAAAACCGATAGTGATCTTGATGATTTACTTTGGAATGAAAATTATAAAATGGCATATGATTTCTCAAAAAAGAATTAGCATATATACCCAATTAGCTAACAAATATAACATACCTTATCAAGTAGTAGAAGTAATATGTAATCATCCATTTAAGTTTGCAAATGAAAAGATAAGTAATACTGATGATATCAAACCAATAATGTTTAGTTATCTTTTTAAGATAAAACCTAAAAAGAAATATGGCAAAGAAATTGAACAAACCTCGTAATATTCTACTATTTCAGAATTTGTATCCAATAAATCTTTATATATCAGATATAGATAATTGGGATAAAATAACTCAATTCTTTGACTTTTTCTTAACTACTAAACATCTTCAAAATGAAGATAAATGTGAAACACCAGATAAACCAAATAATGCATTAGGAGTTACTTATTTGGTAGCGGAAAAGAAAAGCGGAACCATGGGCATACTAATAGTATTAAAATCTAAAGTAGAATGTTCTACATTAGCTCACGAATCAATTCATTATGCAGATGCAGTTTATGATTTTCTTAGAATGAATACTGAAGGTTATGATGAGGGAAATGAACAATATGCGTATTTAGTTACTTGGTGTGTGGATCAATTAGAAGAATATTTACGATGGAAGGAAAGAAAAACGACAGAAAAGATGATAAAACAAGATGGGAATTAATACCATTAGATTGTCTTGAAGACATAGCTAGAGTATATACAGAAGGAGCTAAGAAGTATGGTGATAATACTTGGCAGAATCTCGATAACGGCTATGAACGTTACAAAGGAGCTTTGTTAAGACATTTATATGCTGCCGAACATGATGGCTTTGATGAGGAAACAGGATGTAGACATTTAGCGCAAGTGGCTTGGAACGCTATAGCCTTACTTTGGATAAGTAAAAATAAAGATAAAGATTCTAGTTCTTCTAGAGAATTTCCAGAAGAAATCTCTGATGAAATAGGAGAAGAACAATCTATTGATGATTTCAATACAAACCATATTCGGATAAAAGGTGGAGGCGGTAAAGAAATTACCAATAGTTTTGAAAAAACTTCAATATTAGAAAATACTTCACTGTTTGCTAAGTATGATAAATTAACTATACGCAAAGATAACAAAAATAAAAACCTTTTTTATTTAGTTGAACAATTTATTGACAGTAGTTGTTATATTGAGACTATATCTGAACAACAAGCCTATCTACTTAAGCGTATGTGGAAAGAATTTGAAAAGGAAAAAATATGAAAGTAAAGTTTAAAAAGTTATCTCAAGAAGCAGTATTACCTACTTATGCTAATCCCAATGATGCCGGATTAGATTTAACAGCTACTAGGTTTACTCAGGAATTTGATAAAAGTGGTAAAATGGTACTAGTATATCATACTGATTTAGCAGTAGAAATTCCTAAAGGATATGCAGGTTTTATTTTTATGAGATCATCTGTATCTCAAAGATCTTTGTCACTGTGTAATTGTGTAGGTGTGGTAGATTGTGATTACAAAAATGAAATCATGTGTAAGTTTAAACTTACTACAGATGCATTACCTACTATTTATCAACCAGGCGAAAAGATTGCACAATTAATCATTATGCCTTATCCGAAAATTGAACCAGTAGAAACAGAAGAATTGACTGGCGAAGATAGAGGTGGTGGTTTTGGTTCATCAGAAAATGTAACAGAAAATGAGACACAAGAATCAGGACGAGATAGCGGAACAACTGAAGGAGATAATAAATAACTACAGTCGTAATCCGGAGTATGTAAATATGTTTTACACTAAACAAGAAGCGATTGATGCTTTAAATAGACATTATAAATTAAGATACTTAAAATTTGATTAATATGATTTACAATTTAAAATACAACAGTTTGTTAAGCAGTAAAGATGGTTCTCTTAAAAATATTCAGGATTCTTTTGACAAATACGATATAATCAATTATTATTACATTTTACCTGAAGTTGGAGAATTATACTACGAAGGTCAAAAATATGAAGTTACCGAACCTAGTATATTGTTCAATACGTTTACTATAGAAAAAGATAAAGCTCCTGAAATTATAATTATACCTTGTGCTTCTGCTATTAATAAATTAGTAGAATTAAAAGAAAAGAGAGACAATTATAGGAAATCACGTGATTGTGGTAATTGTGAAAAAGTTTGTTGTGATTGTTGTTCGTGTTAAATGAAACTATTTGATATACTTGCAGGTAAAGTAGTTATACACAATGATGCCCTAGGTATCCCAGCCTTTAAAAAGGTATGGGATGCCGATAAGGCAGATAAAGAAATGGCTACTAAATATATCTCTTATATAGTTCTTAAAAATAAATATGATAGTCCCTATGTCCAGAGTATGGACAGTGACAAGATTGAAACAAGATTGAAACAAGAACTATTTGGAGATAAAAATATAAAACTTCCTAAAGAAGTAATTGAAGCTGAACAAGCTTATATAGCATTTGCAAACACCTTAACACTACAACTACTGCAAAATGCTAGAAAGAAATTAGAAAGTATATCTAGATACTATAGTGAATCCTTAGCTGATGAACTTGATGAAAAGAAGGTAAAAGATATATTAGCAGGTATGGGTTCATTAGGTAATACTATAAAATCTCTAGATTTACTTGAAGCTTCTGTAAGAGCAGAAGAATTAACAAATTCAAAAGTAAGAGGTGGCGGAGAGCTGAATCCCTTTGAGATTCCGAAGTAGTTGTAACAATATAAACACAATTTAAAACATTAAAAACCAAGCAGCGTTGCTGCATAAAATTATAAAGATATGGCTAAGACTAAGACATCTGGCAAAATTGCCAAGGCTAACGGTACTATTACTCTGGATTTTACAGAAGCATATAAAAAACATCAGGAATATTTAGATACACCTTGTAAGGGTAGTATGCCGATTCCAGAAAAAGCACCTGTTAAAATTTCAACCTGGCAAAAGATCAAAAATTGGTTTAAGAAAAAGTAACATGGTTGATTTCAGTAAGAAGATATATAATACAGATAAATTTCGTTCCCCGGCGTTAAGCTTTTTAGCGACCGGGGCTTACTGTAATTACCCTAAAGGAACTTCAGAATACTTCTCGTTTTGGGAAACTGAAATGGATAGATGTATTAATGGGTTTACTGCGGATGATGGTGATTACATTACAGGTTATAATTATTTCTATCTTAATTACTGTCCCATTCAAAGAATTATCTATAAGATTACAAAAGACGCAAAAGGACATGATGTAGTAAAGAAGACTCGTGAAACAGCTTTTCCTGATTTCTATGATTATGATTACTATTACTTTCTATCTATAGAAGAAGCTGAAAAACAAGGTAAACACTTATGCGTAGCAAAAGCTAGACGTAAAGGTTTTAGTTACAAAGGTGGTGCTATGCTATGTAGAAACTTCTTTCTAATACCTAATTCAAAATCATATGTATATGCTGCCAATAAGCAGTATTTAACAGAAGATGGTATCCTTACTAAGGCTTGGGATTACATGGATTTTATTGATGGTAATACAGCTTGGGGTAAAAAGAGACAAGTATCAAATACATCCATGAGACGTAGAGCTTCTATGCTTGTTACTGATGATTATGGTAACAAAGTAGAAACAGGTTATAAGTCTGAGATAATGGGTGTATCTATTAAGGATAATCCTGATTCAGTTCGTGGTAAAGCTGGTAAATTAATCTTATGGGAAGAAGCTGGATCTAATAATCAATTAGAAGCAGCCTGGCAAATTGCTAGACCTTCTGTAGAACAGGATGGTGTAGCATTTGGTTTAATGATTATGTTTGGTACAGGTGGTGATGAAGGTGATAATGTAGCAGGTTTAAGAAATGCGTTTTATGATCCTAAAGCATTTAACTGTATAGAATTTGATAATATATGGGATGAAGGAGCGCAAGGTGGTAAACCATGTGGATTCTTTGTACCGCAGCATACTAATCTAGATATACGTGATGAGAATGGTAAAAGATTATATATGGATGAAGATGGCAATACATTACATGAAAAAGCCAGAGAATTCATATTAAATCTTAGAGAAGAAGAATTAAAAAGTGCTAAAAGTTCTCAACAGGTCGATAGATATTGTGCTGAACACTGCTTAGATAAAAATACATGGATAAGTACAGAAGATGGCGTAAGCAGAATAAAAGATAATCCTAAAGCCTGGATGACAGGAATTAGAAAAATTTATGAAGTTACTACAGAAGATGGTACAAAAGTATTAGCTACAGATAACCATCCATTCTTCAATGGTGAAAAATATATTTGTTTGCGCGATTTGAAAGTGGGTGATACTATTAAATATTATAATACTATTTTTAGTACCGAGTATCAATATGTAGAAATTCCTGGATTAATTCCTGCAACTAATTTCAAATTAAAAATAGATGAGGATTGGGCAAAATTTATCGGTTTGTTTCTGGGGGACGGAAGTTTTTACGGCAAACAAGGAAAAATTAGCGTTATCTTTGATAAAAAAGATATTTCTTCTTTTAAGTGGTGCTCTGAATTCTTTATTAAGAACTTTGGGAATGCAACAGTTTCAGATAGTGGAAAAAATAAAGGAGCTTGGGAATTAAACGTAACTAGAATTAATTCTACTAATGTATTCAAAGCTTTAGATTTAATCAAAAGTTCTTCCAGTGGTACATTGAAACGATACGTACATGTGCCTGAGTACATTATGAAATCTCCAAAATCTGTAGTAGCTGCGTTTTTATCTGGTTTATTTGATTCTGACGGTTTCTCTACAAAGGATGGAACTCGTATAGGTTTCTTTAGTAAGAATATAGAGTTGTTATACGATATGCAATTCTTATTGCGTGGTTTTGATATTCATGCTAAAATAAGTTCTAGACAGCAAAAAAATGGAAACGGGTATGTATATACAGAAAATAAATTAAACTTACATAAAATAGATATTCCTGTATTTAGAGAGCAAATAGGTTTTTTAAGCGATAGAAAAAATAATAATATTGAGCTTTCATCGGCTGTACGCAAAACTAAAGATTATCACTACAGTAAAATTACGTCAATAGAATACATAAAAGAAGATGAAGCTTGGGATATTGAAACCAGTACTCACGCTTTATCTGCAAACGGCATATGGGTACACAATTCAGAGACACCAGCTGAAGCTTTTACCGAATTATCTGGTAATATATTCCCTAAGAAGGAATTACAGAAGCAATTAGCTAAGATAAGAACTAATAAGAAATTAGCTAATGCAAAACAAGTAGGATTCCTTACTGAGGTAAAAGGGGAAATAGTATGGAATATATCAAAGAATAAGAATGATATAAAAGAATTCCCTTTACCTAAAACAGCAGATCCTACAGGGGCTGTAGTAATATGGGAGCATCCTGTAAAAGATGCACCTTTTGGTTTATATGTAGCTGGTATTGACCCATACGATCAAGATCAATCTGGTACCAACTCTTTAGGTTGCTGTTTGATATACAAACGATTTCAAGACTTTGAATCATACCAAGATGTTATAGTAGCAGAATATACTGGTAGACCTAAAACAGCTGAAGAATTCTATGAGAATGTTCGTAAGTTACTTAAGTATTACAATGCTAAAGCTATGGTGGAAAATCAGAATACTGGTATTTTTACATATTTTAACAATAAGCATTGTAACTACTTATTAGCCGATCAACCAGATATTATACGAGATATTACTAATTCCTCTAAAGTAAATAGAGGAAAAGGATGTCATATGACAAAAGAAATTAAAGCTTGGGGTATTGATAGAATAAAAGAATGGCTTGAAGAAGATCTTGGTAATGATACTTTAAGATTAAATACTATTATGTCTGAACCATTACTTGAGGAATTAATCAAATATAATGAAAAAATTAACGTAGACCGAGTAATGGCATTACTACAGATTATGATATACAAAGAACAATTGTATAATTATCAAGTAAAGCAAAAGACTGAAAAGGAGAAACAAATTAGATTATTTAATGCTCCTTTATTTAAAAATTACGATAATACTTATGAGCCACAGATAAATAACAGTTTTAGTACAACCACTTATATGTTTACTAACTAATATGGAAAGAAATATATCAAACATGCCTGTACAAAAGCTACCCATGTCTAAAAAGACAGAAGAGTGGCGTAAAGATTGTGTAGACTATTTTATAGGTATATCTGGTTTTTCTTCTGCTAACTCAATTCCCGACGAAGAGGAATTACAGAGTTATTATGATTTATATAATAGTATATATAATGAAAAAGATCTTAAGTATGTTACAAATCCTTTTAACCAAGATGATGGTTTTCCAGCAATGGCTCAGGATTATAATATAATTAGACCTAAAATAGATTTATTATTAGGAGAAGAAACAAAGAGACCTTTTAATTATAACGTGTGTAGAACCAGTGATGCTGCTGCTGGAGATATTCAAGAGAAAGCTAAACAAATGTTGCTGGAATATGCACAAGCAGCAATGATGGCTCAATTAGGTCCAGAAGAACAACAAAGATTTCAACAAGCTTTACAAACAGGCGAAATACAGACACCAGAAAAAATACAAGAATATCTCACTAAAAGTTATAAAGATGTTGCAGAAATAACTGCATACAATTCTTTGAACTTCTTATGGAAAAAATTAAATTTACCACACGAATTTGAAAAAGGATTTAAAGATGCTTTATGTGGTGGATTGGAATTCTATTACGTAGGTATTAGAAATGGTGATCCATTCGCAGAGAGAGTCAATACTATGGACTTTAAATATCCTGCAGAAGAAGGTATTGAATTTGTAGATGAAGCATCTTGGTGTGTAAGAAGAATACGTACATCAGTAGCTAGTTTATATGATGATTATTATGATAAACTAGATGAAAAACAGTTAAATCATTTATTAGAATTGGTAGGTCAGAAACCTACCTCTGGCTACGGTCCTGATAAAAGTTCTGTTGATGATTACAATCACATTACCTTAAATAGATATAACTCAATTAACGGTTATATGGAAGATAGGGTATTAGATGATGTTATATTATATCATGTATGCTGGAAATCATTTAAGAAAATAGGTTTTGTAACTATTATGAATCCTGATACAGAAACCGTTGAAGAATTTGAAGTAGATGAAACTTATAAAGAAACAGGCAACGAAATATCTGTTGAATGGAAATGGATTACTGAAACTTGGGAAGGTTATAGAACGGCAGACGAAAGCGATGAAGACGCACTTTACTTTGGAATGCAACCTGTAGAATATCAATTTGAAAATAGTTCTACATTAAATTCCGGTAAGTTACCTTACACTGGGGTAGCCTACAGTAATACTAATAGTAAAGCTAAGTCTCTTGTAGCCATTATGAAACCGTTACAGTATATGTATATTATTTTATGGTATCGTTTAGAATTAGCTATAGCGAGAGATAAAGGCAAACTTCCAGTTATTGACGTGACTCAAATACCAAAAAGTATGGGTATTGATGTTGATAAATGGATGCATTACATGAATGCGCTGGGTGTAGTATTTGTTAATCCTTACGAAGAAGGATGGAACATTCCTGGTAGAGAAGGTGGTAAACCATCACCGTACAATCAATGGGCTTCTATTGATGCTAGTATGGCCAATACTATTAATACTTATATTGGGTTGCTAGATAAGATAGAACAAATGGTATCAGAATTATCTGGTGTATCTCCTCAGAGACAAGGGGCTATCTCTAGTAATGAATTAGTAGGTAACGTTGAAAGATCTGTAGTTCAATCTGCACATATTACTGAACCTTGGTTCTGGTTACACAATCAGGTAAAGAAAAGAGTTTTGTCTATGTTACTAGATACATCTAAATACGCTTGGAAAGATACTAAAAAGTATTTGCATTATATGCAAGACGATGTTACAAGAGTGTTTTTACAAATAGATGATAACTTCTGTTATGAAGATTTTGATATTTTCGTATCTGATAGTACTAAAGATAATCAGGCAATTGAACAGTTACATAGTCTAATTCAACCCGCTATGCAAAATGGAGCTTCGTTGTTAGACGTTGCCGAGATCATTACTTTGGATAATTTAAGTATGATTAAATCAAAACTTAGAGATATTGAAAATAATAGAATTCAGCAGCAGCAAGCCTTACAAGAACAAGAAGCTCAACAGCAACAACAACTTATTCAAATGCAGAATGATGTCAAAGAACAAGAACTTATGCTTAAAGAAGCTGAAATGGATCTTGAAAAGTATAAGATTGATCAAGACAACGCTACTAAGATTACTGTTGCTCAATTGAATGCCTATAGAGGTTCTGAAAATATGGATCAGGATATGAATGGTATACCCGATCCTGTAGAAATAGGTAAGCAAGAAATCGAAAGACAAAAAGCTGTATCTGATGCAATGACTAAACAAATGGATATTGCAAATAAGATGCGTGCTGAAGATAATAAGAAAGCAATAGAACAACGTAAAATAGAAGCACAGAAAGAAGCTGAAAAGCTTAAAGCTACTATTGAACGTGAAAGAATGGCTTTGGAAAAACGTAAGTTAGAAGAAGCTAAGAAGTTGCAAATTCTTAAAGATAAAGCTGCAATGGAAAGAGAGAAGTTAAAAGCACGTACAGCTCTGAAGAATAAAACTAATGCAGAAGCAGCTAGATCTAAAAAGAAATAGATATGAAAAAGATTCTAAAGTATATATGGCAATTGCCCCAAAATCTATTGGGGCTTGCCTTATATAAGTACTACAAAGGTTATGAAATCTGTACTAAAGAAACTTGCGGAGAAGATATCAAGTGTAAGCTCAGTATTAAAATGTCTGGCGGTATTACTCTTGGTCAGTATATTATACTCAATAATATTAGTCATCTCAATCACGAATTGGGTCACACAAAACAATCTGAAATCTTAGGTCCGTTATATTTGCTTGTAATAGGTTTACCAAGTTTATTGCACGCGTGGGTTCACCCTGTGTTGTGTAAGAATAAAAATTATTACCACTTCTTTACAGAGATGTGGGCTAATAAATTAATGGGTATTGAAAAATGAAATGGTCAGAACTAACATTAAAAGAGCGTAAACAAATATATGATACCGTTAGAGCTGAAAATCCTAATGCTAGCTACTTTGATATTAAATCACAATTTGATTCAATTCCTGCTTATGAGGAAGGTAAAGATAATTCTGTAGCGGCTGTATATAGTTTACCTGAAGTAACTATATATCCACAAAATAGATTTGGTGATATTGCCAGAACACAAGGATATGAAACTGCAAAAAATTGGCAAACTGTAAAACAAGGTACTACTGCTGGTATCAATCAGTTTGTTAATGATCCAAGAACACAATTCGTTTTAGCTACTGTACCACTACCAAGTGGATTAGAAGAAGCTGGATTAGTATTTAACGCAATGTCGAAACCTATCAGTAAAGGTGTTAAATATACAAAAGAATTACTCCAGGATGTAACAGATATTCTCGATTCAGCAAAAGCTGGAACTTCTTTGAAGGAAATGCTAGACCCTAGGTTTTCAGCAAAAAGAAAATATCTAGAAAAAGCATATTCCAATATAAATGAAACTGCCGAAGCTGTAAAAAATGCAAACATTGTTTCTGAACGAAATATCAACAATGTTAAAAACCAATTTAGCAATCAACAAAGGATAAGTTTTGCGCAAGAACGAATAGAGAATGGAAATTTCAATGCAAAAATAGCAGGTAGAAACTATGATAAGGTTGCACCAGACAACTCTATTGGGGGACACAATGTTGGTAGTATTTATCGAAACAATCATCCAACTGATTACAACACCATATTAAAAAGTGAAAGAGGTAGACATATCAAATATAGAGTACCAATATCAGAGCTCACTGAAACTTCAGCTCATGAATTTCAACATGAAATACAGAGTTTAATTCCAAATAAATCTTTCGCAGCGTTTGATCCTATTTCTGGATATTGGGTACCGGACGAAAGCAAATTCTTTGGAAAAGAGTTTAAAAACATTTTATCGGGGGAACCAGGAAATTGGACATATAGCCCAGACGAAGTGTTGGCTGAGCGAATGCGACTAATGTTAAAGGACAAGAAATTGATATCCACATCAAGTTCAGCTTTGCGTGATATGATTGAACGTTTTGACATTGCTCCTGAAAAACAACAGGATTTTGTTAATTTGTTGCAAACTTTAGACAAATATGAATTTTTAGGTAAATATCCAGCATACCAAGATGGTGGGAAGAAAATATCCCTTCCAGAGGAGCTAGGACGTACTCCAGGTACTCCTGAATATTATAAAAGACAACAACAAATATCGGGTAGAGCAGAATTAATTCAACCGGAAGCATATGTAACTCCTACAGGTTATATAAAAGATGCGATTACTACTGCAGAAGAATTGGATAAAGGTAATTACGGTAATGCGGCAATAAGCACCTTGATGAATTTTATTCCTTGGGGCGTTGGAAAAGGGTTAAAGAAATTAAAATCTAGAGTAGTTGATGTACTGAACAATCCTATTGAAATTCGTAGTAGTGTATTTGATGAGCCGGCTTCCACTTTAACAAGCAAAACTCGTAAATCAAAAAGTAAGAAAGTCAAAGAAGAGAGTGATTATGATTCTGAATTTTCTGAAGTAATAAGACGAGATAGAAATATCAAGAAATATGAAAATGAAATCAGTAGAACCATAGAAGATGCTGTATTCCCTGATGACAAGACTTATGAAATAATGAAAAAAGTTGATGCTGGATATGGCACCGATTACATTGACGCATATAAAAGAATAGCTGCAAGAGATATGACTAACCGTGGCAAGTATATCAAATATGAGGAATTGCCAGATAATAAAAACGCAAAGATTAGCAGAATACGCCCGTTGCAAGATTTTGCTCCAGATGTAGATGATTATGCTATTACGATTGATCCACTGCAATATTTACCAGGTACAGCAAATCACGAATTAGGTCATTTGGCAGATCAATTAGCAGCAGATGCTGACAATCGTTATTTGACTTACTTGCTAGATGAAAGTAATGTCATGGGTCCAGGAGAATTAAAAAGCAAAGGCATTGAGATTAGTCCAAACATGCAAGCTTATTTTTTAGATCCTAGTGAATCAAAATCTCACATGCTACATTTGAAAAGAGCTTTGATAAACGAAGGTAAAATACAAAATTGGGGTTCAAACGTTGATCAAAACATTATTGAAGACTTTTTATTTGATCCTAGAAATACAGGTGTTGTTAATAATGCCAATAAGTTGCAATACAATATGTATAGAAATAAATCTAGATTTGTAGATAGGATAAATAATTTAACTCCAATGGAATTTATTACTCCGTTACTATTACCTGTTGCCGGATATGAAACAAATAAAGAATAATCAATATGGAAGAAATTTATCCCTTGTATCCAATACCAACTTATAAAGATGGTGGAATACACATAAAGAAGAAAAATAAAGGTAAGTTTAACGCTCTTAAGAAGAGAACAGGTAAAAGTACTGAAGAATTAACTCATAGTAAAAATCCTTTAACACGCAAAAGAGCTATATTTGCGCAAAATGCTGCTAAATGGAATAAAAGTAAAAAGAAAAAATAATCTAATTAATTATAATTATGGATAACAATAGTAACGATACACTATTTGGATTTGAAGCAATATCTAACATGTTCGTAGAAGATCATTCTAACACGACTACAATTACTCCTACTCCGGATGATCCAGATACAATGACTGATGAGGAATTAGAAGAACTGAAAAAACAATCAGCAAAAGCTAGACCCGTTACTCCAGGTTCTAAAAATAAGAAGCAGGAATCTGAAGAAGAAGATATTGACACCAATGATACAGAAGACACTGACGATGTTGATGACGTTGATGATGACAAAACAAAAAACAAAAAATCTAAAAAGATTGAAGAAGACGATACAGAAGATAACGACGATGTTGATGATGAAGACGTTGACGAAGAAGAATCTTCTAAAGTCACAGCATTGTTTGATGCTATTGCTGAAGAATTGGAATGGGAATTTGATGACGATGAAAAAGAAGAGAAACCCAAGACTGTAGAGGAATTAGTTAATTATTTTAAAGAAGTCATTAAAGAGCAGTCTGTTCCCCAGTATGCTAACGAAGATGTGGCTAAATTGGATGAATTTGTACGTAATGGGGGCGATTTGAATGATTATTTCACTCTTACTCCAGAAATTGATTACGAAAACTTTGATACTACAATTGAAAGTAATCAGAAGCAGATTGTTAAAATATTATTAACTGAAAAAGGTTATAATGAAAAACAAATCGCTCGAAAAATCGAAAAATATGAGGATGCTGGTATCTTAGAAGACGAAGCAGAAGATGCTCTAGAGGCAATGAAGGAGATAGAAGAGACTAAAAAGGAACAGCTATTAGAAGATCAGAGAAAGCAGCATGAGCAAATGGTAGCTCGTCAACAAAAATTTGTTGATGACGTTGTCAGTGAAATAAACGCTATGGAGGATGTTCGTGGAATTAAAGTTCCTGAAAAAGATAAAAAAGCTTTGCTTGCGTACATATTCAAAGCAGATGCTAATGGTAAAACTCAATATCAAAAGGACTATTCAAAAAGCGTTAAAAATTTAATAGAGTCCGCCTATTTTACAATGAAGGGCGACACTTTACTTGATACTGCTAAGAAAATGGGTACTAGCTCAGCTATTAAAAATCTGAAACAAAGTCTCAGATCTACAGGTGTTAGTAAAGGTACAAGAAGAATCAATACCAACTCCTCTAACTCTATATTTAGTCGCGCAGTACAACTACTTTAATTAAAATAAATTTTTACTAATATTTATGGATAACGGAATTTTAAATAATTTACAGGTCGGTAGAGGTAAATGGTTTTCAGATCTTGTAGATGAAAACATGATTTCAAATGCAATGTTAACTAGACCGTACGAAGTAACACGTGTTATTTCTTATGTATTTGGTTCTAAAGATGATGGTTATAGTACGTCTTTGGATGCCATTACTGGTGGTCTTGGTAATGTAATGACAATTGATCAGAGAGATTACGAATGGAACGTAATGATCGATACCGATAGAGCTGTAACTATTCGTTCTGCAAAGTGGAATGGACAAGAAATTACTGCCGCTAATGCAGATACAGTTATGGCAGGTTTGGGTAATACACCGATAATGCTCTGGCTCGAGGACAAATGGTTAGCATAAAGCCAAGCCATGCATAGTAGTAATACTATGAAAAATAAACTTTGTTAATTGCTGGAAACTCCTAAAGATATTTAAACCCAAGAGTGAAATATAAATATATGGAAACGAAAGTTAAAAATGGACAATCAGCAGCCAAGCAAATAGAAAGAAAACCCATTAGAGGATGGGAAGGGCTGTATGAAATAACTAATGACGGTCAAGTATATTCTTTAAGAAGAAATACTTATTTGAAACCAAGATTATCAATGGACGGATATAGACGAGTTTGTTTATGTAACGACAATATTCGTAGAGAATATCGAGTTGCAAGATTAGTAGCAGAAGCTTTTATAGAAAATCCAGAAAATAAATCCGAAGTAAATCATAAAGATTACAACCGTCAAAATGATGTAGTAGAAAATTTAGAATGGACTACTAATTATGATAATGCCCACTACTCATACAAAGCTGGAAGATACGAAATACCTGAAAATTATAAAGCATATACTTTTACAAATGTTTATAATGGCAAGGCGTTTACAATAATTGGAATAAACAATGTAGCAAAACAATTTCATTGCACTGCTAAGAACTTTAAAGCCATTATTGTTAAATATGCAAACACTGGTGCTTATGTAAAACAAGGTGTTTTTAAGGGCTTAAGAGTAGATTCTGAATATTTGAAGGTTCAACGACTATCCCATTCGGGAGTAGACTCAAGCGAGTCGAAATGCAAAGAATCCTAATAGGATTAAGATATAGTCTGAACTTCTACAGAGATGTAGAGCAGTTATCTTATCTGTCGAGATAACGGATACGATTTAGCGAATCGTATTGAACACAATGTTGGTCCGGGTGCTATTTTGGAATTCGATGACAGAAACTATCAGGTACGTGTATCTGGTGCACCTTATCAGGATGGTAACGAATGGGTTTATACTTGTTTCATTGCTGATGGACAATCTAGTTCTTATATTCCTGGTGAATATTTAGTATCTGGTCATCAGGTTTCTCGTCTGGCTTCTGCTTATGAAGAATACAGCGAAGAAGGTGATATCCTGAATTACAATACTCATTTCAAGATGAGAAACTTCTTGTTTACAACTCGTCTGGATTATGATATTACAGGTACAGCTTATTCTACAGTATTGTGGATCGCTTTGAAAGATCCTAAAACAGGTAAAACTTCTTACTTGTGGTCTGATTATCAGGAATGGAAAGCCATGAGAGAATGGTCTAAGAGATGTGAACGTATGTTGGTTTACTCTAAAAGTAATGTAAACAAAGATGGTTCTACTTCATTGCTGGGTACAAATGGTCGTCCGGTATACATTCCTGCAGGTTTGTTGCAGCAGATTGCTCCGTCTAACAGACGTTATTACACAGAATTGACGACAGAACTGTTGGAAGACTTCTTGTTTGACCTGTCTTATAATATTTTGGGTACTAACGAACGTAAGTTTGTTGCTCTGACTGGTGAAATGGGTATGAGAGAATTCGACAGAGTTCTGAAACAGAAAGCTGCAACTATGAACTTGATTGATACTAAGTTTGTAACTGGTTCAGGTCAGTCTTTGGTATTAGGTGGTCAGTTTATTACTTACAAAATGACTAATGGTATCGAATTGACATTGAAACATTTCCCGCTGTATGACGATACGACTTATAATCGTCTGTTGCATCCGGTTTCTGGTAAACCGCTGGAATCTTATAGAATGACATTCTTGGATCTGGGTCGTAGAGATGGCAAATCTAACATCGTTAAGGTAGTTAGAAAAGGTCGTGAAATGGTAATCTGGAATACTTCAGGTTCTGTTGCTCCTGGTGCTGGTTATGGTAAGAATGCAAGTACGGTGAGAAGTAACGCGAAGGACGGTTACAGCGTACATTTTCTTGGAGAGATGGGGATATGTCTATTTGACCCCAGAAGCTCGGGAGAATTGATTATGGACGTAGAGGCCTAAATAAATTTAACAAATTTTAACATGTTCACTTCCTGGGGGCTGTGGAACAAAAATAAATAATTCTCGTTATGGTGGTATAAATTAAAAATTATACCACCATGGCTAGAATTTATAAAATCACAAATATTTTAAATAATAAGATTTATATTGGTCAAACTGTACGTACATTAAGCGTTCGTTGGTCATCGCATGTTCATTCATGTTTCAAAAGTAATAGAAAGAATGATAGAAATTTCAAACTTTATATAGCAATGCGAAAGTTTGGTAAGGAAAATTTTATCATAGAATCCATCGAGGAACTTAATACTAGAGATATTAAAGTTTTAGACGAAAGAGAAAAATATTGGATTAAATATTACGATGCTACAAATCCTGAAGTAGGGTATAATGTCGATGAAGGTGGTCATGTGATATCAGAAAAGTGTAGACAAACTAAAATACAAATGCAGATAGGGGTTCCTTTGAAGCAGTCTACCAAAGATAAACTACGAGATATTAACCAACGAGTGGCAAAACGTATTTGTCAATACACTGTAGATGGGGAATTTATTGCTGAATATAGAAGTATCATTGAAGCTAGTAGACAAACTGGTACAGATAGAAGAACCATTCAAAGACAATTAATTGGTGAATCCAATACAGGTACAGCAAGATCAAAAGCAAATCTTAAGTATATTTGGAAGTTAAAACAATAAAAATTATGGAAGTAGTATTAAAATTCGCCCGAATTAATCCGTGGGCTGGAATAGCTAAATATAAAAATTGTTACGATTATATTGGTACATATTGGACAAGAGCTGGTAACATTCATACAGGTTTAAGTGAAGAAGATGCTCGTAGACTTGAGAAAGCTATGGGTTATGAAGAAGGTCATTTAGCACCTACTAGTTCTTTTTGGAAAACTTATAGTGTAAGATTAGGAGCTAAAGATGTTTTCTTGCATACTGAAAAACCTGAAGATGAATTAGCGTATCTGTTTTTAAAAAATCATAAAAGAGTTGCAACTGGTTTAAGCAATATCAGACCTCAACATGATTATGTGTTAGTTAACACAGATGCGGAAGCAGAAGCCGCTAACAAACTTAATAAAATTAAACGTGAAGCATTTGCAGAGTTTAACAAGATGTCTCTTGAAGAGATGCGTAAATGTTTGCGTATTTATGGTCATAAATCAGATAGCATTAGTAATGAATTAGTAGAAAGCAAGCTATTTGAACTGATTGAAAAAGATCCCCGTAAGTTCTTCTTACTGTGGATTGATAACAAAAATAAAGATACTCAATACGTTTTAGAAACTGCTATCAGTAAGAATGTAATTCGCAAGTCTAAAAACGTATATTATTATGGCACAGATGTCATTGGTAGAAGTCAAGATGATGCAATTAGTTTCTTAAAAGAGAAATCAAACCAGGACATTCTGATGGCAATCATGCAAGAAATTGAATCTAAGTAAACATGAGCATTAGTGAATTACATATAGCATTTAAAGTGGAAGCAGATAAAAATGCGGTTAATATTGGCATGTCTGGCTGTCCTTCTTTCTTACCTGAAGAAATAGATTATTGGTTATATACTGCATACTTGAGTAAGATAGCTACTAAATTCACAGGTAATAATACTATTAGAACTCCTTTTGAAGGAGATATCAAACGTGTAGCAGATCTTGAAGGTTTGGTTAAGACAGACAAAGGATTAACATTGTTAAGTGAAACTACAAACAACAAGTTGACACTTAATGATTTTAAATCTACTATTACATATGGTAGTGATTCTCAGGATAAGAGAATGTACTTCATTCAAGGCACTCTACATTTTGGTAGTAAACTTGCTAATGTAAAACTAATAAGTCATGAAAATGCAATGAGGTTTTTGGAGACCTACAATAACAAACCTTGGATAGAAGAACCTGTTGCAATATTAGAAGATAATAAGTTGATAGTGTTCGTGGATAGGGATCTTATGACTGGTCCCTATACTATCGACTTAATTTATCTTGCATATCCTAAAAGATTAAATAATCAAGATATTACTTCAGGTATGGATGAAATACCTGAATATATGCAATACGAAGTAGTTAAATTAGCTGCTGATATGGCATTAGAAAATGTAGAATCACCAAGAGTTCAATCACATCCACAATATGTGGCACAATTAGCAGAATAATATGAGTAGCAAGGAATGTCAAATGGAATTTGAGCGTAGGTTACAGTTAATAGATCCTACTCTTACTATAGAACAGAAACCCAATTCAGATCTTATATTTTCTATATTGAATGAAGCGCAAGATCGCTATGTGATGATGAATTATGTAGGTGATGACCAAATGGAAGTTGAAACTAATACACAGACTAGAAATACAGATTCTATCAAAAGTTTATTAGTCGAAAAAGAACTTACGCAAAGTGGTGTTACATCAAATGGTGTTGCAAGATATAGATTACCTTATTCTACTACAGATGAATATTTCTTATATGTTCATTCATTAAGTAAAGTGAAAGGTACTTATAAACAGTACACTACTGAAACTAAAGTAGATAATCAATTAGTAAAGTATAGAGATCTACCTAAGTTTATGAAAACTGCTTATAATACACCAATTGTGAGACAACCGGCAGTAGCATTAGTATCTGATCCAATTACTAAATACATGTATATGGAAGTAGTAACAGATGCATATACTACGTTAAATGGCGTGGTTCTTACTTATTACAGAAAACCATTAAGATTTAATACTACTACAGGTGCTTCAAAATGTGAATTACCTGAATCTATACACAGTGAAATTGTTGACTTAGCTGTTAACATGTTTATTACTGAAGGCAAATATAGATTACAAACCAAACCATCTAACCAAAGTAATAATGAATAATCATGAAATTTATTGAATTACAAACTGCATTTGAAACCGAAATAGGTTTGCTTGATAACAATATTGAGAAACCAGTTACAGCAGATATTGAATATTGGTTAATGGCTGGTTTGGACAAATTTATTAAAACTAGGTATTCTGGTATTAACTACAAGCGTACAGCATTTGAACAGGATCAGAAAAGAATTGATGATCTTCGCACTCTTGTAACAAACAAAACATATCAGTTTACAACATTCCCAGAAGAACAAATAGTCACATTACCTACTGATTACATGTTTACTTTAGGAGAAACTGCAGTAATCTACAGTAATGATAACTGTTGGCCCAAAGGACCAAATGGTCAGCCTAGGACTAAGCACACAGATGTACTAGAAGCTACTATTGAAAATTTTGATAGACAAAGACAAAATACGTTATCAGAATACAGATTACATGGTAACTCTGCAAGACCTTTAAGATTGTATCAAGGTAATGAGATACACTTGTATACAGATGGGAATTATAATATAAAGAATTACATCCTCACTTATTTGAGGACCCCCAAACGGATTAGCCTAACCACAGCTCCTTTTGATGAATATACAGATATGCCTGTATCTACACACCAGGAGATTGTAAAAATAGCGGCTGAATTATACTTAGAAAATAAGGCTAATCCAAGATATCAATCGTATATGAACGAAGTTTCAACAATGGAGTGATTATACGTTTTTAAATTCTTAGTTTAACCTAACGCGGAAACTTGAAACATAGGAGTAGAAGGGTTAAATACAGTTAAACTAGGATATCCGTTTAACTAAAAACAAATTAATATTATGTTACAGAAAGTCAATACTGTATTGATTGCTAAAACTGCACCGGCTACGTTTACTACAGCGGATGCTTTGGCAGATGGAGCTATTGCTCTTTTTAATGAAAATAAACAGATCTTAACTTCTGCTGCAGCGGCAGCTTCTGCAAAAGCTATCTATGTAGGTGTTTGCGAAGGTAAAGAAGATGTTTATAATCAGGCAGGTACGAAGAGTACTAAGTCTATTATCAGATTCTCTAAAGAGATTCAGAAAGGTTCTAATCCTACGTTGGTAGTTACTAGTTTTGCAGCAAAATCTGAAGATAAGATTGTTATTACTGCAACCTCTGTTACTCCGGAAGTTGGTCATCGTTATGTACTTCGTTTAGTTTATAATGATATTTATGAAGCTCCGGGTCAGTTTACTCATACTTATGAAGTAATTGCAAAGACTACAGCTCCTGCAGATTTGATGAGCGCTTTTGCAAAGAAAATTAACAAACACCAGGAAGCTCGAGTTACAGCTGCTGTAGCTGCCGCTGTTTTGACTTTGACTGCAAAAGAAATCCCGTACAATCAGGGTGTTACTTTGGATCATGGTTATACTCAGGTTTCTGTAGAAGCATTTATGTGGACAACAATTCCTTCTGGTTTGTTGAGTAACGCTATGTATCCAATTGCAAATCTTACAATTGCTAAAACTCAGGGTACACCTGGTAAAGGTAACGCATATATTGTTCGTGATCGTGAAAACGCTGCAATGGGTTACAGAGGTATCACACATAGAGCTAACGGCATTTATCCGTATATTGCTCCGGAATTCAGATCTGATCTGACTGCAGAGTATGATACTATTACTATGGAATGGGATAACAAATATTTGTCTGATGACAACCAGTACATCAAGACAACTCCGTTAGCAACTGAAATTTATGTAGTTAAAAATCAGATTACTACGAATGCTTTGTTCTTGAATATGATTAAATCCTTTATCGCTGGAACAGACGTAACAGCATAATTAAAGCAATATTAACCATAGTTAAGGGATTGGGGAAGTTATCCCTAATCCCTTTTCTTTTTATATACGATTGATATGAATGAAATTAATGAATCTCTGTACTATGCAGAAATCAAATTGCTTACCAGGTATTGTCACAATTGCTTGGATAATAAAATGAAAGATAAAATCATGATGTTCTTATTCAAGAAAACTTTATATGAAGATGCTACTGCATTGAATCTTACAGAAGATGCAGATAGATACTATAAAGAAATGCTCAATTTACTTGATTTAAGAACATGTAATTGTACTATTAACGACTGTAAAACCTGTAAAGATGGATATTGCGAATTATGTAAATAAAGTTGGTGAACTGGTTAATCAGTCTACTAAGTACAACGTTGATTTAGATAGAACCTCTATTACCAATTTAATATTATTATTACATCTGGATAAGTTATCAAAATGGGCAACTACTAAAATAGGCGATGAAGAGTTTCCTATTACTCAGGATGATGTAGATAAAATCATAGAATACATCAACTGTTTGAAAAAGCAGATTAATTTTTATCCAGACAAAGATATTGACGAAGATTGCATATTAACAGAAGTAGAAGAACATATAATTCAAGAGTAATATGAATAAAAAGATATCACAATTTGAGGTTACTACTTCTTTTGAAGATAATGACATTCTAACTCTTGTGCAAGATGATACTAATAAAATTATTCATAAAGATGATTTTGAAACTAGTTTATCTGGTACATTTGCTACTAATGAAAGAGTAGATGGTATTGAAGGAGATGTAGCAAACCTTGATACAAAAGTAGATAACAACTATACAGATCTATCCAACAAAATCACAGAGGGTGATACCAATGTTACCAATAATCTTACTAGTAACATTACTAGCTACTATGACATATTAAATAATAAAATCATTACTCTTGAAAACAAACACGATAGTGATTTAACAGAAGTTAATGATACAGTACAAGGTTGGATAGATGATATTGCTAATAGATCTACTTTGCAGCAATTACAAGATGCTTTAAATAGGTTAACTACTACTGAGAACCTTGTAACAGCTTTAGCAGAATTGATAGCTAATGGCGGTGGTAGTGGTACTGCTCCTGGTTTTCATACACAACCTACTAGTACCATATTTCCATTATCTGGTTATTACTATAATGGTGATACTAGTGATTTAGCTACAACAGATACTTTGAATCAAGCTTTATCAAAATTGGAAGGCAAAATAAAATCTGTAGAAGGTAGTATTGGTGGTGATACTAAATATATGATCACCAGTAATGACAACACACAACCCACTGATGGAAACTTATACTCTGCTAAGCGATCTGATTTAAATTACATATCTAAGAAAACAGATGATACCGCAAAAGGTTATATCAAGTTCTTAAAAGGTATACAAGGTGGACAAACTTTTAGAGAAGGTTTCCTCGGAGAAGGTGCTAGTCTGTGGCCCATTAATGGTAGATGGAAATTAGAAGTAGACGATTTATTTGTTAGAGGTAGGATGACAGTCAATGAACTACTTGTAAATGAAATAAAAGCTACAGGTGGTGACATTCTTGTATCTGTTGCAGATCTAGAGATATTAGATGTGTCTACTACAGATAGCAATGACTATAAGTGTACTTTTGACACACAGGACGGAACTGTTAGAAATCCATTTGTAGTTGGAGACCAAGCTATATGCCAAATATTTGACGGGCAGAACGTAAAGAGATACTGGCGTATGGTTTCTGAAGTAGGTGAAGACTACGTGGTATTGTCAGATTCTGTATGTGAACCTGGTAGTTCTGTACCAGAACCAAAGGATAAAATCATTCAATTGGGTAACAGATACCCTGGTAATGAAGACCGTAGATCAGCCATTATGATTTCGGCAAGAGGCTCAGATGGCCCCAGTATTACCATGTATGATAATATTGATGATTTTAGCTTGGTAAATAAATCTCGCACTTCTATTGGTAAAAATAGCAAGTTTGTTGGTACGTTAATGCAAACTACGCAAACTGGTGATATAGTTAGAGTACCAGTTGATAGAGGACAATATGTGCCAGGAAATACGTATTATTATTATGACAGAGTATCGTATGGTGGTTCTCTATGGTTGTGTATTGCCACTGAAACCACAAGTATCCCAAGTAAAGATAATGATGAGTGGTTGTTACAAGTAGAAAAAGGGGAGAAAGGTACGGCTGGTTCTGATACTGCAAAATGGGTAGAGATTACTGGTGAAAGACTGTTTCTGTATGATAATCCTAACTTTGAAGGAACTCCTACGCCATCTGTTATTACATTATATTGTAATGCTTATAACATAGAAGATCCTATTTTTATATGGACTAACAAGAATACAAATGAAACCATTGGTACTTTCCAAACACTTGAAGTTAGACCTGACATGTTTGGTGATCTACGCAATTTTATGGTTCGTTGCACAGTTACAAGTGGTGATGAAACCTTTTATGATGAAACACAAATCGCCAAATTAGGTGATGGTGCTACAGGGGAAGATGCTTATTACATCGACCTAAGTAATGGCAACATGACTATACCTTATGATGCTTCAGGTAATAATCCTCAGATAACTATTACGAATATCTACACATATGTATACGCATATCACGGTACCAATCCTCTATATATTGATAGTATTACTGCAGAAACAGTAGAAGGCACAGCAACAGTAACCATTGACAGAGATAAGGTTACTTTGGCAACATTGGGTTCACCATCGGCAAGAATAAGATTGACGATTAATGTAGGTTCTTTATCCTTTACTAAGGATTTGTGGATAAATAAAGTACAAAACGGTGAGAATGGTTTTGACGGTATAGATGCTTGTTATGTATTAGTGACAGGCGAACAGGTATTCAAATACGATACAAAAGGAACTGTAAATCCTTCTCAAATAACTTTATATGCTACCGCATATGGTATGTCTTCTCCCTCTTATGCTTGGTATTGGAAAATAGTAGGCACAGATACTTGGACTTTACTTGAAAACGAAACAACTGAAGAACTTATCGTGTCGCCTAATGGTACGTACTTTAGTAATGGTGTTAAAGAGGTTACATTTAAAGTGGAATGTACGGCAACACTTGGTGGCTCTACATACATTGATATGATTACCATCAATAAACTTTATGATGGCAAAGATGGTGAGAGTCCTTATAGAGCTGTATTGTCGAACGAAGCACATACCGTTGCTGCAAATTATTTGGGTGAAGTAGAGAGTTCAGAATTAGCCAAAGCTTCTACAAACTATTATTTGTATCAAGGTACTCGTAAATTAGAAAGCAGTGAATACTCTATTACATACACCAATGTTGATGATAATTCACAAAACCAATTAACAGAAGATGCCACTAATAACAAGCTTACTGTAGCAAGACTTGGTAAAAGTTTTGATAGTACGATATTTAAAATTGAGTTTCACGTACCAGCATCAGCATCTGGTACTGTGGTAGATGTTTGCGACTTCACTATCACTAAAGCAAAGGGCGGTGCTCCTGGAGATTATGAAATATCTGCTTACTGTAGATCAAATGAGAGTCAACCAACAAGACCGTATATGACATCAAGACCAACTTCTAGTGGAACTTATAGTTATGGTAATTATTGGTATATAGACGCACCATCGGCAAGTGGATATTCTATATGGAAAAGTACTGCATTGTTTGATGGAAAAACCGGTAAGCTTAAATCTGGCGAACAGTGGACCTTACCAACGAAAATATCAGGTAAAGACGGAGAACAAGGGGCACAGGGTCCACAAGGAGAACAAGGAAATCCGGGTAGCACTGGACCAAAAGGAGATACGGGTCCTGGTTTAAACTTTAGAGGCGAGTATGATAAAAGTAAAACTTATTATAAAACATCTGATTTAGTGGATGTGGTTACTTATAATAAGGTATACTATATGGCTAATGCTTCAACTATTACTGGAACTTGGGCGGCTTCTAAATGGAAGCAATTAAATTCTTTTGAAAACATTGCTACAGGTGTACTATTTGCTGAAGAAGCTACAATAGGAGGTTGGCGTTTCAGTCCTGCTACTAGTAGTTATTTTAGATCCACGAATGATATCGTTTGTTTTTATCCTGCTACAGATGGATTATCACCGTTTTTAGCTGCCGGTACTGGTAAAAATAAAGGTGCAACAACCGATAGCAACGGTAATAAAATTATTAATGGTAATGCTCCTTTAAAACTTTGGGCAGATGGTATTATTACCGTTGGTGATGGTACTTACTCGTCTAGAGCTGGTTTAACGGGGGTTGGAACAGCAACAGATTCTGTTAGAATTTGGGCTGGTACAAATCACGGTAATCGAACAAGTGCTCCATTTAGGGTATACGACAATGGTAGTATGGTTGCTAACAATGGTAAATTTACAGGGGATGTGACTTGTACTTCTTTGGTTGCATCTAATATCACATCTGATAATTTTTCAATTCCCGGTTTGAAAGCAGCAATTATGGTAAATACAAACCCTTCCCCAATTGCTGCATATTTCTTTAGAACCAAAGGATTTACAGCAACTGTTTCTAAAGCAGCCACAGGAAGATACACTGTCAACTTTACACCAGCATCTACAGTTTATGCACCAGTGTGTCAAATTTATAATAGTACCACCACTGTTAGTAGTGCGTTCCGAGGTAATTGCCAAATAGGATTCTTAAGCTCTGGAAAGTTTGATGTGATGTGGTTTGATACAGACGGCAATGCGCATGATGTAAATAAATTTATTGTTTATATTTTCTCTTATTAAAATTATGGAAGTTTATTATATAACTAGAAATAGTGCAGGAGCAATAAATAAAGATTTTCTTTATAATTACTTAGCCGACAAAATTGTAACATCTATAGATGAGCTTACAGATGATGATAAAATGTTTTTGTTAAATGAAGAACAAAGTGCATTTTATCTAAAGTATGCAGATTATGTTGTAGATGATCCAATGGCAATATACAATCTGCGCACACCAAATCTTGATTTAATTAACAGTCATATAAAAAAAATAAGAGAAGATAAATACATATCTAAATCTGATAAACTTTATATGGCGTATATAAAATATAAAGAATTTGGTGACGAAACAGCAGCTGCGAAAGCATATCAAGATTGGAAACAAGCCGTGTTAGAAATAGAAGAAGCAAATCCTTATATTACAGAATAGTATGATAAAGAATAATGTATATTATGAATTCTTTGCAAGTTATACAGTACCTAACTCTAATGAAGTTGGGTACTGGATAGACTTGGGAGCAAATTCAAAAGGTAAGGTAATTAAAGTATTTAACCCAGATATTAAGTCATGGGTTAAATTAACAGATACCACCAGTGAGGATGCAGTAGCTCCAAAGATTGGGTCTAATGGTAACTGGTGGATAGATAATCGTGATACTGGCATAGAAGCAACCGGTAAGAATCCTTATGTAGGTGAAAATGGTAACTGGTATATCTTCGATAGTCTTTCAGGTGAATATGTAGATAGTAAAGCACAAGCTTACGGTAAGACTGCATATGACTACGCTGTAGATAATGGTTTTGAGGGTTCTGAAGAAGACTTTAGTAATCAAATCATCTCTGCTATAAATGCAGTAGATGATGCTAATAAAGCTTTAACTCAAGCTACAGAAATGGTAGAAAATCCACCTATGATCGTTAACGATACTTGGAGATTCTATGACTATGACAAAAAGAAATATACAGATACAGGTATTAAAGCTGTTGGTGATGCTTTTACTATAGTTAAAACATATCCTTCTGTTGCTAATATGAAACTTAATTACAATGATCCTGAAGTGAGTATAGGACAATTTGTAATGATAGACACTGGCAATGTACAGGATGAAGAAGACTCTCGTTTGTATTTAAAAGGCGATAGTGAGTGGAAGTTTATATCAGATCTCTCTGGTGCTCAAGGTATCCAAGGTTTATCTGCATATCAGGTTGCTGTTCAACATGGCTTTGAAGGAGATGAAAATGCATGGTTAACTTCATTAAAAGGAGAAAAAGGAGATAAGGGAGATAAAGGAGCTACAGGTTCACAAGGTATTCAAGGTGTCCAAGGTGTTCAAGGTGAAAAAGGCGAAAAGGGAGACCAAGGCATTCAGGGTGTAAAAGGCGACAAAGGTGAAAAAGGTGATACTGGTAGTCAAGGAGCAAAAGGAGAAACTGGAGCTAAAGGTGATCCAGGCACTGCTGCTACTATTACTTTAGGTACTGTTACTACTTTAGACCCTACTGCATCTGTAACAATAACAAATTCTGGTACATCAAGTGCAGCTATATTTAATTTTGGTATACCTAAAGGAACTAAAGGTGATAAGGGTGACAAAGGGGACAATGGAACTGGAGTAAACATAAAAGGTGAATTGTCAGCAGAATCTGATTTACCATCTACTGGTACAGAAGGGGATGCTTATCTAATATCTGGTAATCTATATGTATACGTTGGCGAAAACGGTAATGTAACAACCAATCCTAAATGGAGTAATGTAGGTAATATTAAAGGCCCACAGGGAGAACAGGGTCCTGCTGGCCCTAAAGGTGAAACTGGTGCTCAGGGACCTAAGGGTGAAACAGGAAGTACTGGGGCACAGGGGCCAAAAGGAGATCAGGGAGAGAAAGGTGATAAAGGAGAACCTGGTAGTGATGCAAGTGTTACAAAAGCTAATGTAGAAGCTGTACTTACAGGAAGTATAACAAGTCACAATCATAATTCGCTTTACATTGCAAAGACCAACACTACAAGTTTTACACCTACTACAGACTATCATCCTGCAACTAAAAAGTACGTAGATGACGCTGTAGCTTCTGTAGATGTTACTAGTCAAATATCTGGTAAAGCTGATACTACATATGTCAATGCAGAATTAGCAAAGAAAGTAGATGCAGTTACTGGTAAACAGTTAAGTACTAATGATTACACCACTGCTGAAAAAAACAAATTGGCAGGTATCGCAACTGGTGCACAGGTAAATGTTAAATCAGACTGGAATGCTACATCGGGTGATGCACAAATATTGAATAAGCCTACTATTATCACAGAGTCTCAAGTAGATACGAAAATAAATACAGCAATCGCATCTGTATACCGCGTTAAAGGTTCTGTAGCTAATTATGCTGCGTTACCTACTACAAATGTTGTAATAGGTGATGTATACAATCTCGAAGACACTGGTGCAAATTATGTTGCTACATCTACTACACCAACTTGGGATAAACTTAGTGAAACCGTTGATCTTACGAGTTATTTAACTAAAACTGATGCAGCTAGTACATATCAACCTAAAGGTAATTATCTTACTAATGCTCTGTATTTAGATCTGTCTCCGTTGTTTACTGAAAATGGCGATATAGTTAGTACTACTACGGATGAGTTTATTACGACAGCACAAGATGCTTATGATAAGAAATGTGGTACTGCTTACTGCTATTCGACCACGTTCCCCATGACAATAAAGGTGAATAGTTCAAACATTCTCATTGGAGTTACAACTGCTACTGCTACAACACAAGGAATGCAGCTTAGTCCAATATCATTTACGATATCAAGAACAACCAAATCTGTGCAAGGCATTAATAATACCTTAGGGTTGTACACCAAGGGCGATGGCACTAAGTTCCTTACCGATGCTGGAACATATAACTCTATATCTATTGATTCTCCTGCAATCCCACAACAAAATCAAAATGCAATACTTAACGCGATTAACAATATTGCTTGGGATACTGCTGGTAAAACTTCATTAACCGATTCAGAATATAATTCTATCGTCAATGCTATTGGATCTTGGATGCCTAATTCAGATAGTATATATAAAGTGAGTTATGATGACATGAACACCAATTTCATCCTCAGTAACACTAATAATGCTATAATGACGGCATATATGCAAGTTACAGACAGTCTTATAACAATCGTCTCTAGTTACGCATATCAAGATTTATACAGCAGTATTTCACTGCAACGCTGTCTTGGGGATATAATAATCGGTATCAACAGTGATCATACGTTTGATATGCATAATAATCTAATGCGTGTAGTTGCAAGCGAAAATGTGTATGAAATAAAGACTTTGACTCAATCTGCATATAACTCGCTATCTTCAAAAAAAAGTAGCACTCTTTATATAATTACAGGATGACAAATTTAGATATTAAAAACGCATATGTTGGTAGTACTTCTGTAACTGCAATGTATTTGGGTAGTACTAAAATTTATCCACACAAAGTTCTTTATAGACCTAAAGTGTATGACTTTGTATATAGTGATGGAACTTGGTCAACCTTATATGATACGTCTAAAACTTGTGTTGGTGTTATTACAGATGTACGCAGTATGGACTTTGATTTTATGGCGTTACATAATGCGACCACTAATAAAACTATTTTTGGCGGTACTGGGACATTAATTACAGATATAGTAACCACTAAAGATAAAGCTGTAGCCAGACTAGATTTCAATGGTAAAAGTAACACTGAAAAAATCATTACACAATTGGGTGATTCTGCATTAGCAGCTAAAGCTTGTGCTAAATATTCTACAGAAGGTTTTCCCGCAGGTAGTTGGTATTTACCTGCCTTAGGACAACTAATGGCTTCTTGTGTTAGTTTTACAGATTTAACGGATGCTCTGCAGACTGCTGGTGGAACAACACTAGAAGATACAGGTGAAGACCCTATAATATGTTCTACTCAAAGAGACTTAAATTCGGCTTATCAAATGGGTGCCAGTACAAATGTTTATATTAGTTCGCCATATAAAAGTTCTGTTGGTTGGGTACGTCCGTTCTGTACAGTGGAATATAATCACATAGATAATGGGATCTATATATGCGATAAGGACAATAATTATTATACAGATACACAATGGACAGCTTCTGGTAAAGCATCATCAGATGCGATAGGTATTGCCCTAGTAACCGATGAAACTCAATTTCTGATTTCTAAAGTAAGAGCCAGAAGAAAAATTTTCAGTCCAACAAGTAATGCAAACATGCTTTATGCGGTTGGAAATTCTGACTACGCTTTGAAAGATTATGCTGGAAGAATTAATACGAAATTACTATTAAAACAGAGTACAGAACACGCAGCAGCAGACGCTACAAATTTTTCAATTGGTAATGGTTCTACAGGTTTTATAGGATCTCTTGGTGAATGGAGCAAAATAGTAGAAAATGTAGACACAATCAATTCCTATTCTGCTTTAATTGGACTAAATAATTTCAATACTACAGGTGTTACATATTACTGGACTTCAACCTCAAGCACCCCGACAACAGAATATGCATATGATATGAGTACCAAAGTTGTGGCTTCTGCATCCAAAACCAACTTTTATAATAATGTCCCTTTAGCCTTACTACCATATAAAGGTAACAAAGAAGTAGAAACTACATAATTAATAACCGCTATTAGGACAATAATAGTGATATTTTGAAAGAGAACTTTTGAGTATTGATACCGTTTATCAGTATATCAAGCTCTAAGTATCATATAATTTTTTCAGAACGCTAGCATTTCTTTCAAAAAGTTTTGTCTAGCGTTTTGTTTTTCAAATATTTGCAATCAACATGTACCGTATATTAAATGAGATAATTATAAAAGCATCAAGTGTTTCTACAATGAATTACTTTAGAGAAATAGTAAGCGATGGACCTGCTAAATTACTTACTTGTATAAGTACAAGTTTAGCAAGTGTATTGAGTACTTTCTTTATACCTATTTGGATACCTATTGTTTCTGTAGGCGTGTTGATCATTATTGACATGATCCTCGGCATTAGGGTATCCTTAAGTAAAGGAGACAAAATAGAATCAAGAAGAGCTTGGACAACTATAAAGAAATTATGTTTCAGTACTTTAATGATTAGCTGTGGTCATCTTGTTGATCAATATATACTAACTTCATTTAGTGCTCATCTGGTAGAAGGTTTTGCAGGTTTGATTGCCGGTGTAGAACTGTGGTCAATGATTGAAAATCTTCATACATTAGATCCCACAGGACCTTGGAAATTATTCTCTAAATTCTTAAAGAAAAAAGGTGAGAAGTACTTGGATATTACAATTGATAAAGAAGATTTACCAAAGATTAAGAAATTGGTTAAAAAGATTAAATAATATGAGCTATCTTAGAGTATTGATAATAGGACTTATATCTTACTTAGGTGTTACTAATTATGTATTAAGGTCTAAAGTAAATAGTTTAGATAATGACCTAAGTAAAGCTAAAAACAATATTGAAGCTTATCAATCAATGCTAAATAATCAATATGAAGCTAATAGAGTATTACAATTAGACATATCAGATTTTAAACATTCCAATGATAGTCTAATACAAGAATTATCAAAAGTACAAGATCAACTTAAAATAAAAGATAAGAAGTTAAAAGAAGTAATGAGTATGTCCACAGTATTGACAGATACTATAGTAAATACAATACCTGTGGATAGAAACTTCTACGTAGAACTTCAGTCAAATCCATTGACTACAATCAAAATAAATAGAATGGATTCAGTTATAACCTGTATTCCAGAGATATATAATCATCAAGATTTATTTATAACCGAAGAAAAAGTATATAGAAAGAAATATAAAAACTGGTTTCAACGGTTAATACATTTTGACTTTAAAAAAGATAAAGTCGAATCTTACAAAATTATCAATTCTAACGATTTAATAAGAGTATTAGATACTCGGGTTATCAAAATTACAAAGTAATTTGCAAAATATTTCAATTTAATATTAATCAATAAATAAATTGAAACTATGCACTTAAGTAGAATATTAGATCAAATTAAACGCCATCCTTCCCCAACAGAAGCTTTAACTAAATTGGGTAAAGCTATGGATAAACATGAAGATAATCTGTTGGAAAAGGGCTTCAGAATACTTAAATCAGAACTCTGTGCTAATGTATATGAAGCTATAAATGGCCCTCACTTTGATGAGGAACATGCTAAATACGCAGTAGAAGGCATGGAAAATGAGGATGGATCAAAAGGCCCTCATTGGACAGTTGAAGAGACAACGTCCATTGCCAATCAAATGGGCATAAATTTAAAATCAGAGAAACACAATAAATGGGACTGGTATGTAGCCATGAATATGATCTACTCAGATTTTTATAAAGCTGTTGTAGCAATAACTGGTGGAGCTAGTACCAAACATTTTGCAGAACTTACCAAAGCTTGGATTTGTGACAAAGACATCTCAGAAGGCAAGATGTGGCATTACTATGTTTATATAATGTGTGATGATGAAGATAATGATTATAAAGCATATGAACATATGTCTCATGATCGTGAATATGATTCAGATTATAAATATGGTAGAGAAAGAAGATCTTCTGGTAGAATGTCATATCCTTACTCTAGATATGAAATAGAGGACGAATATGAATATTCTGATCGTTATGCTTATCCTGAAAGAAATAGAATGGATAGAGATAGACGCGAAGAAGATATGAAAAGAGATAGAGATTCTCGCAACACATCTGTTAGATATTTCTAATTATCAAAATAAATAAATCAATTAAAAAATAAATCATTATGTTAGAAAACGAAAGAATAATTGTAGACCGTGGTGGTATTGACCCCGGTATCGCTGCTTTGATGCAAAATGCTAATAAAGGTTTTGATCCTGCTGCTTTGATGGCTATGATGAACAACGGTAATGGTATGTTCGGTGGTAATGGTGGTTGGTGGTGGATTTTCATCATCGTGCTCTTCTGGATGTGGGGCGGATGGGGTGGCAACGGCTTCGGTCGTGGCAACCAAGCTGAAACCAACTCTGACTTCGCTCGTTTAGCCGCTATGGGTAACCAGAACAACAATACTGATTTGTTAATGCAGGCTATCAACGGTAACAAGGATGCAATCAATACCTTGTCTACTAACTTGAACTGTGACGTTAAATCAATTGACAACGCTTTGTGTTCAATCCAGAATGCAATTGGTAAAGTTGGTGGTGAAGTAGGCTTCTCTGCAGAAAGAGTAATCAACGCTGTTAACGCAGGTGATTGCAACGTTATCAAAGCAATTAGTGATTGTTGCTGCACGACTCAGCGTTCTATCGATTCAGTTAACTTGAACTTAACTCAGATGAATGCTGATAACAGATTATCTATCTGTCAACAGACTAATACATTGCAGAATGCTATTACTTCAGGCTTTAATACTTTAATGTCTGATAATGCAACTAAATTCAATGTAATTGGTGCTAAGATCGATGCACAGACACAAATGATCAATGATAAGTTCTGTCAGTTAGAAATGAGAGAAATGCAGAATAAGATTGACAATTTGCGTGATGAAAAACAGGCTTATCAAATGTCCGCATTGTCTCAGCAACAGACACAGAATATTGTAAATCAGATTAGACCTGTTCCAGTACCTGCTTATATTACATGTAACCCTTATGGATGTAATGGTGGGTTGACAGGTTATGGTTACAACGGTTACGGATACGGTGATAGCTGTTGTGGTTAATAAGAAAGGAGGTAATTATGTTTCCTTTCATGTTTAATCCTTACTTTGGACGTAACAATACTGTTCGTATTTTAGACCAAGTAATACCGAAAATCAATACAATAAGCGTGAGCGATTCAACAGAATCTACAGTTCTGGGTATCTGTCCTAAAGTGTGGTGTAGACTTCCTAGAGAAGGTGTATTTGTATTAGAGGTTAGACATACTCCTGCCACTGCTAGTGCAACACTTCCTGTGTTTGTATCTACTACTGGTTCAGTAAGCACTGCTTCAAATAACAACAACATACCTGTAGTAAAAGGAGATAGCACACCATTAGTTGGTTCTGAAATCTCTGCTGGTAACAGATATTGGGTTTATTATAATAAATGCGATAATGTTATTCAGGTTATGAATCATTACACTGTGGCTGCAGCTCCAGCTGCCTAATATATATTAACTAAGTATATGGGCAGCGAGTAATACCTGCCCATATCTTTTTAAACTTAAAGATATGACATTCTCACAGTTAACGCCGGGTACAAATATACACGTACTCGAGATTACAGGTACTTTTAAAAAGAGTACTACATACAGTTTAGGTAAAGTAGTAAGTGTATCAAAACCCTATGATGAACCATTGCCACCAGGTCAATTCCCAATGCCTATGCAGAATAGGCGTAAGCTTGTAGATTTAGTTATCTCTTGTGACGGTGAGCAGAAGAAACTGTCAGTATCTGAAGATAAAACAATGATGACCGATTCTACCATCGGACTTACTATAGCTACAGATAAAACTCAAATTGTAGATATGGTTAAGCAATCCTATAATGACTGTAAAGTTAAAAAGGAAAGCGTATTAAAATACGATGAAGAGATGAGGAGATGTGAAGACATCTTAAAATTACTTAATACAACTCCGGACATAACAACCAATGTGACAAAAGATTTCAAAGAACTTGATGAATTAAAAGCTGAAGTGAAAGAGCTTAAGCAACTTTTACAAAATGTAACTACTGTTCGTCCAGAGGTTAAAATAGAAACCCCCTCATCTGAGGAGAAACAAATTGAAATCTAAAACACAAAGGTTGGCTATTTAGTCAACCTTTTTTATTTTAATATTATATGAGTACATACAATAATAAATACGATATATTAGGAAGCACAATTAAACCTAATCCTGCATCTGTTAAGTATTGGGCTGATTTAGCATCTAACCCGAATGGTGGTGATCTGAAATACTTTAATGGTAAAGATTGGGTTTACGTAAACAGTAAAGCCACTGGCGATATTACTGAGTTGAAAGAAGATGTAAAACAACTTCAAACAGACGTTAAGAACAAAGTAGATAAAGTACCTGGTAAAGATTTATCCACTAATGATTATACTACTGAGGAAAAGACTAAACTTGCTAGTTTGACTAATTATAGTGATTCTGAAGTAAGAGAATTAATCACTGCGTTAACTCTTAAAGTAAACAGTTTAGAAGATAGAGTTGCTGCATTAGAAACACCTACTGTATAATGGAACTCAGATTGGATAGAATATTTCGTACTAATGAATATACTATTGGGGAGTTATATGTAGATGGTGCGTATATATCGGATACACTTGAAGATCCAGTAAGACCATTACCTGAAGTATGTCCTAATACACCTAAAGGAATTGCATGTAAATGCAAGGAAAAGGTGTATGGGGATACTGCTGTACCTGCTGGTACGTATGAAGTGAAATTAAGCTATTCTAATCGTTTTAAACGCATTATGCCTGAAATACTTAATGTACCTCATTTCTTAGGTATACGCATACATACCGGGAATTCTAGTGCTAGAGATTCCAGTGGTTGTATATTAGTAGGTACATGGGATGGTATTACTGAAGATTGGATATCTAATTCTACTGTAGCTTATAACAAATTGCTACCAATGCTTCAAAAGGCAACAAATAATAATGAGAAAATAACAATAACAATAAATAACTTATAAGTATGAAGAAACATTATGTGACACATGTAGAAGATACTGATAAGTCTATAAGCGTAGCAGGTCCTGTATTAGATTATAAGCAATGGTATACAGATTACATTAAGCTGATGGAGGAACAGGCTCAACGTAAATACGGTCTATATACTCCTGAAGATGCTTTCCCAACGTTATCAGGTGATGTAACGAGATGGAGTTTCAAAGGGCTCACCAATGAACAGATGTCCAAGAATCCAAGGTTGGAGGACGCAGATGGAAAGGGCAGGTTCTTAACTTTCAAGAATTTCGCTTGGAATGGAATGAGCGGTTGTGGTGGGTATTCGCTATCTAAAGAGACTTTTAGTTATACCCCTGATATTTATAGTTTAAATTTTACTGATCCATCAGTCTCAACTAAGGAATATGATGTCTATTTTCAACTGATTGGTCTTGATGAAAATTCGGGTGTAACTTTTAATCTTGATATCAGAGAGTCAGGTACTGAAAAAAGAATAAAAAGAGAAACATATACGAAAGACGGAATTTATCATTTTGAGTACAAATCCGAAGATGATGCAACTAAGTTGTATATGATAGGGTATAATGGAACTGGTGGAGATAGAACTACTTTTACTGTCAAGATTTTACCTTATTACGCTGGTGCGCTTGTTTTTGATGGTGTAGATGATTATGGTATCTGTGAAAATTTTCCTATCCTGACGAAAGAAAAGGGATATACGGTTGTGGCGTTGAGACAGTGGATAGAAGAAAAAAATGATTCAACGGCATTGGTTTCTAACTGTAAAAATTGGGGTCAGGATGGTGCATTTTTGTTTGAGTATAACAATTTAAGAATCAATTTTCTTAATGTGGCAATTTCTTTTGGGCACGTGTCTTCTGTTGATAGGGGAAAGTCCCCATTTTCCTATCAAACATCTAAACTATATAATGGTAAAAATATAAAACCTGGGAGTTTTATAGGAAGTAATGAATTGGTAGTTGGGAAGGGAAACAAAGATTTCCCAACCGTTTCTAAAGTTGCCATTTGGGAACTTATCATCCTTGATCACGACGCGACCGAAGAAGAACTGACCAAGATCAAAAACTACTTTGTCAAAACCTACCCTTGGCTCTTTTTCAACCAAGCGTGGACAGTGGTTGGGAAATCCAATGAAGACACAGATAGGGCTACCATTGCCAACATTACGGGTAATGGTAATAATCTCGTTCTATCTAATTTTGGGTTTGCAGGGAATAGTGGATATGGGGAGTACCCGACAACGAAGTCTAAATATGAATTCCCGTACGAGATAATTGCCCTTCGATTTACTCCGACCGATAATATAAAAAACATAAGAATCAAATTTGTACTAACAGGTTTATCTGAGGCTAATGGTGAACAATTTGCTATGACAATAAGGAATAGTCAAGATAAGCAAATTGATAAGGAAATTTATACAAAAGATGGTACTTATGTTTTTACATATGAATATACTGGCGAAGATCAAATCTCTGTATGGGGCAGTAGTGTGGTTAAAAATTCTGAAACAAACTATACTGTAGATATCATCCCCGATCACGAAGGCTACTTAGTGACTGACGGGGTGGATGATTATGTCAGGACATCTGATAATTTTACCTTGAGCGAGAAATTTACTGTTGTGGGAGAATGGGAATTACTTGACAACACTACTGCAATATCAGGGCTTTTTAAAAATGCTGATTTTTTCCTTTATTCGAATATAAAAGGATTATCTTTTTACTGTAGGCGAGACAATTCAGCAACAGTTTTTAATGATATAAAATCTCTCACAGCATTCGATTCGGAAGGATTAGCATACGATCATAATTGGAAAGAATACGTAGACGACAAAAACGGCAATGGAGCTTCGAAAACATCTGACTTTGTTATGGGTTCTGCTAACAATGCTTTTTCCAAGGTAGCATTTAAAAATATCGCAATGTATGCTGAAAAAGTCCTATCCAAAGAATATATGATAAAAGCCTACATCTATTTACAAACCCTAAAAGCAAAATAATTATGACATACGCAATTGTAGACATTGTATGGGCAAAGTCCCACGGTATTGAGATTTTACCCGAAATGAGAACAAGTGTAGATCAAAGCAAAGTGATCCTGCACGAAGAGATGCTGTTACCATTTAGTGACGAAGATTTTCCGAGATATTCGTTTAGCGATCCGGAATTTATTAATCTTTTATCAAGCGACGAATGGACTTATCCGGAAGGAGAAGAACCTGTAATTAACAGAGATTTTAGTCGCATATTGGCTTTAAACATTCTTGATGAAGAAGTAGCTAAGAATATAAATACATATGAATTAACTCCAGCTGAAGCATTGCAGGTAAAAGATTGTTATCCAGAATGGATTGCTGGTATTACTGTTAAAGTGGGAGAAAGGTATTTATCTGATGATATTCTTTGGGAGTGTATCCAGGGCCACACCACGCAGGAAAACTGGAAACCTTCTATGGCTACTGCAAGTTTGTGGAAAACAGTAGATGAAGATCATAAAGGAACTATCGATGATCCTATTCTTTACACTCCACCTATGGAAATATTTAAGGACAAGTATTACATTCAGAATGGAGTAATTTATAAATGTACAAGAGACAGTGAACAACCTTTAACTCATGATTTATCTGCTCTTGTTGGTCTGTATGTAGAAACAGTTTAAATGATTAATTATGACATTTAATTCATTAAATACAATAATTGATGATATCATACTTACTGTGAGGGATAGTGATGTTAGCGAAAGTGAAAAGCTATCCCGCATACAGATAGAGCAATGGATACATCAATATAGAGCATATTTAATTAAACAGGATCTAGATAAGGATAGAGATATAAATCCAGAGTATATACAAACTATTGGACCTTTGCATATATCTAAAGTAAGTAATTGTACTGGTGGTTATAACTACAAATCAGATGAAGAAATACCCAATTTCATTGATTTACATTTTGGTTCTGGTTTAGTTGCTGTAAAAGATATGAATGGTAATTTAATTCAGCTGGGTACAGAAACTAAAGCCAAGTATCAAACAAGTAGAAAATACACTTGCAACGATTACATAGCATACATAAAAGGCAACTACTTATATATACTAGGTCCTGAACATCTTGAATATGTAAAAATAGAAGGTGTACTAGAAGATCCAACACAAGCTGGTAAATGTTTTGATAGGGATGATACTCCATATCCAGTACCAGCAAATATGATACCCACGATTAAACAAATGATATTTGAAAGAGAATTGAATATCATGTTACGAGTCCCTAGTGATACTACAAACAATAGTACGAACGACGTTAATAATGAACTGAATGCAAGAAACTAAATACAATAGAAAAGCTTATACGATTGCTGATTTCTACGATAGTTATTGTAACTATGTAGAAGATAATCCTTTATATCAGGTTTCTTATAAAGTATTTAGACAAATTGTTTCAGATTATTTTAGATACTTAAGAGATGAGATAATTGAAAATGGAAAAGAAGTCAGATTACCTTGTAGAATGGGTACATTATCCATAGTAAAGCATAAACCTAAGGAATATACTGGTAAAAGTTTAAGAATGGATTATGCCGAGAGTAAAAAGTACAATAAAGTAATTTATCATCTTAACGACCATACTGGAGGGTTTAAATATCGTTTTTATTGGAATAAGCAAAACATGCTTACTAAAAATAAAACAAAATATCAATTAGTCATGACTAGGGATAATAAAAGACATCTGGCACAAATATTAAAGGAACACGTAAGAGATTACGTAGAATTATAAAAGACTATGATAACGAAATTAACATCAACAAAAACTGTCATAGCTAAGATAATCGCAGATCTTGATTTGAAAGAAGATGATATAAAGATTACAGATGTACGCGAATGGATTGCTGAGGGAATGGAGAAGATTGGTGCAATAACACAATTAGAACCCAAAGTAAAAACAGTAGAAATACATAACCATCAAGCACAAATACCATGTGATCTACATCAGCTTCATCAAGTAGCATATTCATTTAATTGTGATGGACCGTGGTTTCCAACAAGGAAAGCCACAGGTTCATTTGCTGTATGGAATTATGACGATTGTTGTCATGATTGTTGTGATCATTTTGGTCGTACTAAGGAATGTAGACATGACTGTAAATGTGAACATTGTGATCCCAATATGATTGTACAAAATGACGTGATGGTTAATTTAGTAGTAGATATGTATGGCAACATTGATAAAACTGAGGCAATTGAAATGCTTAATACAAATCAAAACCTCAGGACCATAGTATCTAATCTAATTAATCAATATACTACTGGTGACCATCATCCTTTTCATTTTGATACAGCAAATCCTAGTTTGGGTATACAGTATACGGTTAAACCCGGTTACATTATGTGTAATGCTCCATGTGGTTATCTTAAACTATCGTACAGTGGAATTTATACAGATGAAGATGGTTATGCTTTAATTCCAGATATGACTTCATACACTGAAGCTTTGTATTGGTATGTCACGATGAAACTAAAATATCCAGATTATCTTAATGGTAGAATGAATAGAGAAACATATTATGACATTCGTAGGTCTTGGAATTTCTATAGAAATCAAGCCTATGCTGAAGCATTAATGCCAAATGAAGACGGTTTGGAGTCTATAAAAAATAATTGGAATAAACTTGTTCCTGAATTTAGAGATCATAATACTTTCTACAGTCACACAGGTGAACGTCAAATAATTTATAACGGTAATAGATAATGAATGCACAAAGACAAACAAATACGTGGATAAAAGGTATGAACTGTGATCTGGATTATTCTGTCATAAGTTCAGATCAATATCAATGGGCTGAAAACATTCGTATCATTGCTAATGATAATTGTTCTACTGGAGTAATGCAGAACATTGAAGGAGTACTAAGGCTTAATCCTACTTTAAATTTAAGTGGGGAAACCATCGTTCATGTAAATACTATTAGAGATTGGGCAATTGTTTTTACAAAAAAAGGTTCTAACTTCAATATCTATAGGTATGACTTTGGTGCATCGGAAACAGATCCTGTAGTAACCACCATAGCTACTGGTGCAGCATTGGATATTCCATCGGTTGATGGTCATTATGCAGTCAGTAGTGTGTGTAAATGGGAATCTGATGATTTAGTAAAGATATACTGGTGTGACGGTAAACATCAAATAAGGGTGTTAAATGTGGCTACAACTCATCCTAATTTGAATGTCGATGCTTTAAATATCTCACCTAAAAGTCAATTACCACCTTTATTTTTTAAAGGTTTAGGTACAGGTGGTCTTAAAGCAGGTAAGTATCAATATTGCTATCAACTGTTTAATCCAAGAACATCGGAAACATCTGTATCAGCATTATCTCCTATCATTACTGTATCAAAAACTCTAGAAAATACTAACAGTCACGATATTTATGGAAGTACCAAAGAAGAAATTACTAACAAATCCATTAAGTTACAAACTACTGTTGATACTAGCTCTTTTAGTAGAGCACGAATCATCTCTATATATTACTCTAGCAATACTGCAGAACCAGTAATAACAGTCATAGATGAAATAAGTATTTCAAATAGCACATTAATTTATGAAGATAAAGGTGGTTCTGTAATTGATGAGCTTACTCTAGAAGAATTCAATGGTTTAAGCACTTATCTGTTTACACCCAAAGTATTGGAGTCTAAAGACAACATGCTATTTGCAGCTAATATTACTGAACAGACATGGGATATAAGTGATGAAGAATTTGATGCAAGAGCGTTTAGATGCGATAAATCAGGTCAAATATTGCTTACATCCACTTCAGGTAAGGCTGCATTTACATGTTCTATTACAGAACTGTTAAATGGAACCAAAGCACCAGATATTGATCACGATTGCATATGTCCTGCAAATTATGATGATACAAGTGAATATTTGTACACAACTGATTCCACAGGTAAATATGTATATGGTGGTACTGGCGTAAACATTTCATACAGATTTATAAAAACAAACTTGATAGAAAGCGATGCTCCTACTTCAAGGACTGGTTATGCAGAAGACTCATTTGATTTAAGCGCAAAAGCGCGTACAGCATCTGCTTTAGATTTGTACACAATTGAAGAAGATGGTTCTTGGGCTGATGCTGGTTCTTTATCATTTGCTGATTCTACTGCAAAAGTATTAAACTACAGTAACAGTGAAGCAGAATCTCTGGCAAGAAGTTATATGCGTGATGAAATATACCGCTTTGCTATTGTGTTTTACAATGAGGAAAACATAGCATCTTCAGCACACTGGATTGCAGATATAAAATTCCCTAAAGGTAATACACCAGGTTATAACATTTTTACTTCAGGTATGCGTGTTAACATTGGTGGTACTACTACTAACAGTTTGGAAGTTGTAACTCATCCACTAGGTGTCCAGTTTACAATTAATATCCCAAGCGATTTAATCCAGAGTAAGAAGATTACTGGTTATGAAATAGTAAGATGTGAAAGAACCATTTCTGACAGAACTATTCTTATGCAAGGAGCTGTAAGCTGTGTTTGTAACTATGATAATACGAATATCTTAACAGCTTTTCCATACCTTACATATTCTTCAACACATGGTATGGTGTCACAAAATAATAAATATGCTCACGCATTTGACTTTAGTAGTCAGAATTCTAGTGAGTATTTTATGTTTATATCACCAGACATATGTGTTAATAGAGAAAATGCAGCAGAAATAATTAACAGAGCTACTGAAGTAAAAGGTATCTACAGTTTAAGATCTTCCATTACTCCAGATGGAGACATGGGTAACGGTACTCCTGCTAAGAATACAGTAGGTGTAAGTGATAACAAAGCTAAAGTATTAGTGGGTGCAAAAGCTTCTAAACACGATCTTAAAACTATATCAACAAATACTACTACAAGCTGGGCTAAAAACTCAGGTTGGGCATTTGAATATGCTGATGCATTAGGCGATTCAATGAAAAAATCTACTGCAAATAATGCTATTTACATGGGTGCAGAAGCTTGGTATGATGCAACTCTAGCTAAATACTATAATAAGAATACAGGTAATTTCGATTCCGCTACAATCCAAAGTATAGCAATAGCAACAAATACAGATCCCTTTGATTTAGATAATGACGCTTGGAAAACTAAAGCTACCAACATTGGTAGCATGGTTTACTACAACTGGATGTATGGTGATGTTTCAAGGGCTACTGACTATGATGATAACAATGTACGCAAAGTTGGTCCTCACGGCGTCTGTGCCATATTTCAAAGTGACACTATGACACAACATAATGCTTTAATAACAGGTGGTGCGGAAACAGCTAATGCGATTCTTATTGCAAATTTAAAGCAATCTGTAACTCCATATGGTGGAAATAGTTATGCAGCAAGACAGAATTCTACTTACATTAGCACTGGTAATTATATAAATTTAAAAGATGTTACAGGAAGTACAAAAGCTAACGTATTTGGTGGAGATACTTACGTAGGTGTATTAGATTATGCTAATGGTATGTTTGCATATCACAATGCTAGTGATAACTATGCACAACCGGATAATGAAAGAAATAGAGTTTATAATGGTGCATACATCCCATTAGAATCTTCTGTGAATCTTTCATTAAGAACAGACACTGTATCTACTTCTAAAACATACGAATCAGGTACTGGTTATGCTAATCATTTTGCAGAGAACGACATAGTTCAAGTTGGTACTATCTACGTACAGAACACACCATTATATGCTTACAATGACGCTTACTCTGCACAACCTAGAGTAAAGAATTATGTTAGTAAATCTATCTACAGTATAGATAATCTTCATACAGATACAAGAGTAATGAATTCAGAACCAAAGACGAATCTTGAGGTAACTGATTCATGGACTAAATTTAGGGTTGCTAATTATCTGGATGTAGATACTAGATTCGGTTCTATAAACAACATGAAACTGTTTAAGAATAATCTATTGTTTTGGCAAACTGACGCTTTTGGCACACTTGCTGTAAACGAACGTTCTCTTATTCAAGATAATAATGCTAGTGCTCTTACTTTAGGTACAGGGGGTGTATTAACTCGATACGATTATCTAACTACTAAGAATGGTTCTAAAGAAAATCAATTAAGAACTGCAACACAATCAGATAGTACTGTATACTGGTATGATGCAGATAGAAATGAAATATGTGGATTTGATAATCAATTACGTACTGTATCTAAGCTAAAAGGTGTACAATCTTATTTACATGACAATAAAGACATTATTACGAATGATCCTATATCCGTATATGATAAGAAATATAATGAAGTACTATTTACTCTAGAAGATAAAACATTGGCGTTCAACGAACAAGTTGGAGCTTTTACTTCATTCTACACATATAAACCAGATTGGTACGCTGAATTCACAGATAAATTAATTATATACAAAGGATTGGCTGTATTTAAGTATAATTCTGGCAACGAGTTAGACATGTTTACTGGTAATGACAAAGTATCTTATGTTAGATTCATTGTAAATGACAAGTATCCTCAAACCAAAACATTTGATAATGTAGAATATGGCGGAGATTTTACTTACAAAACTAACTTTGACAATATATACTTTGAAACCAAAAGACAAACTAGTTTTACTCTTACTCAAAATGATATAGATTACAGAGAAGATACTTATAAATTTTGCATCCCTCGTAGTAGTAGAGAGTTAAATGAAGCTGAAGAATTAGTAAATAAGTCGTATAGAGATAGGATGAAAGGAAAATATCTAATATGCCATTACAAGTATGACTGTAATGGTGGTAATACTTTCAAGCTTCCTTATATTAGTACAGCATACAGATATTCATTAATTTAATATGAAAAAGAAAATAAACAAAAAGAAAGTTCCAGCATACGCTTTTGGAATAGATCAAGGACTTGAATTAGCTTCTGTGTTAGGAGCTGGGATGCAAGGTTTTTCTGAAGAAGGATCTGGATTTGACATTGCTGGCAGTGCCTTAGGTGGTGCTGCCAAAGGTGCTTCTATAGGTATGGCTGCTGGTCCCATTGGCGCAGTTATCGGTGGGGCAGCTGGTGGCATTGGTAACTTGGTATCAGGTCTATTTAGAAAAGGTGCAATAGCAAAACAGAAACGAATCAAAGAGAACGCTAAAGAAATTGCAATGGGTAAAGGTAATGCTGCTACATATGAACAAGAGTACTGGGATGAAAATCCATTAGCGTATACCTTTGAGAATGGTGGTGTATTATCTGATTTAGCTTACTTAGATAATAATGAAATAATCAGAGATGATTCAGGAAACATTGTACAAGTACCCAATAATAAACCTGGTACGGATAATCATTTAGTAGATGCTTCTAATCTTGATTCTGTTCTATCAGATAAAATTAAAAGACCGGGTACAAATAAAACATTTGCACAAGAAGGTAAAAAATTAGTTAATATGACTAAAGGAAGTAAAGGAAAAGACATATTTGCTCGTAATGCTGATAGATTAAATCAGATAAATGCAAATGCAATGTATGAGCAATTGCTTACAGAACAAGAAGCGATTAAAGCTAAAAAAGGTATTAAGCCTAAAGTAAAAGGAATACCTACATATGCAGATGGTAAAAGATCAAAATTAGCTCAATGGCTTGTTGATGAATTTAATTCTAATCAAACGGGTACGGCTAGATCTGATGCGAAAAAACAAGCAGCTAAAAACGTACTCAACAGTGATTGGATTGGTAAATTAGGAGAAGCGATTAGTGATTTTTTCACCTCCCCTGTAAAAGGGACTGCTGTTAATAGTACACTTGCAACAGCATTTAATCGCACAAAGAACAGAGCCGGTTTGGGTGCAACTGAAAATTCAAATTGGGATGCTCCAGTTGGTGAGTATCTAGATAATCTTAATTGGGCAGAAGGAATAGTGCCAGAAGCAGGACCGGCACCTGGTAGAACATATACGTATCGTAATTTAGAAACCAACGGTGTTGATGCTATTACTGGGGAAACTATTCCAGTAAACACAAATGTGTCTGCATACAATTCACTAGAAACCCCAGTTCCAGAATTGGTTCCTACAGCAAACAATAATGTTGCAATTACAGTTACACCAAAAACTAAAAAAACTAATATTAGTAAGAACGTAGTAACACCCGAAACTATTACCAAAACCCCAGTTCCAGAATTATTACAAGCTCCATCTTTAGGGATTACTGCAAAAACACCTGTAGCAGAAAAAATAGGATTAAGTTTACCTTCAGTTAACAAGAATCAAAACAAACCTAATGTAATTTCAACAGACTTTGGTAGTTTGTCTGGTTTATCTCCAATACTGTATAATTGGATTCAAAGCAGACGTAAACCTGAAGTAGAAGATCCTGTAATCAATCCTTACACAGGAGCTATCAACAGAGCAATGGCTAGTCGTAGAGTTAATATAGAACCTACTCTTGCAGCTAATAGAAGATCTAGAGCAATTGCTCGAAATAATATGGCTAGACTTAATCCTAACACTGGTATGAATATCGCATATGGTAATCAATTGGCTACTGGAGAATACGCTCAAAATGCCTCCGTATATGCTAATAGAGACAATGCTAACAATCAGTATTTAGGTGAATATGCTAATATGATGAACAATTTAGGTCAGCAATATGTACAGAACACTGTACTTACTAATGATTTAAATGCTCGCAATAGAGCTGCTGCAAGAAACTTTGGTGCTACTGCTGCCGGTCAGTTAGGTCAATGGTCTCAGACTAAAGAGAAAATGCGTAATCAAGCACGTAGAGATCGTCAGATATTACCTTACTTACAGAATTTCTTAAGATATGGTACAGTAAATAGTTTAGTTGATAGTTTAACAGTATAGTTATGGCAGTAAATAGATATGATAGTCCTGCACAAGCGCAATTTATAGACACTTACGTTCCAATTCCTTTTGAACAATTGTATACGTTAGGCAAGCAGGCAAATGAAAGAGTAGACAAAGCTTTAGCGGATTACAGAACTGCCGCAAATTCGTGGGCAGAATTTCGTTCTAGGTCTATGAAAGATATGCAGACTTGGGATGCAGAAACTAGAGGTAAAGTACTTCCGATTATTGATCAGGCTGCTAAGAATCCAGAAGCAATAAAGAGTATGGAATGGCAAATGGCTTTACAGTCTGCAATAAATAATGTAGATAGAGCTAAACTTTCTGCATTAAAACAGAATGCTGCCAACTTTGATGAATATTCAAAGCAGGTTCAAACTTTAATGCTGCATGATAAATATAATCCGTTATGGCATGATAGAGATTTTACTAACTGGGATACTACTACTTCGGGTTTATTCAACGAAGTTCCCTTAGCTTATTCTTCTATAAAAGACTTAACTAACGAATATGTAAATAATCTGAAGGATAGTTATCTTGGTAGAGAAGGTGGGTTTATTTGGACTGGTGTTACAGGGCAGCAAATTAAAGATATACTGGATGTTAATAGAAGTGGGATATTATCTACACCACAAGCACAAATGCATATGCAAACATGGATGAGAAATCATCCTGGATCAACAGAAGAGGATGCAGCTAGTGCTTTTATGCAAAGAGCTTATATAGACAATCAAGAATATATTCGTAGAAATCCTACTGTAGATCCTTATGCTATGCAAGCATTGAAATATAAGCAAGCATTAGAAACTGCTAAATTAAAGAAGAAAGGTACAGAAAAAGAATCTATAGATTACCCTGACGCTTATAAAAAGCTATATAATGATGCAGTAGTATTTGAAAAACGTCAGTTAGATAATAGTCCTATTTATTCACAAACTAGATTTGTAACTAATAAATTCCAAGAAGCAGCATCTGCCTTGATGACTGGTAATATTACTCCGGAAGAATACAATTCTTTAGTAAAAGATTATGGGAAAGAAATGTCAGATGCAACTGCTAATGATATTGCTAATCTGTTTGCAACTAAAGCTGGAGAAATATTTCCTAAAACCGGAATAAGAGCTGATAAATTGCCTCAGTATTACGATGCGGCTACTAGAGTACTGAACGATATTACGTACCCTTCTTCTGGTATGATTCTTAATAGTTATAATAAAGTTAAGAGTTCTAATGAAATTGATATTAATTTAGGTGGTTCAGTAACTAAAGGATATGTTACACCAGACACAGGTGGTTTAATATTAGCTACTGATTTTGTAAATAAAATCATGAAGGTTCCTTCTATTAAATACAACGTAGAAACAACAAACGGATTAGAAAGGAACTTTGCAGAAGATTTAAAATCTGGGGTATTTAAAGATGTTATTAAAACCCCTAGAGGAAGAATTATGTCATCTGTGGTAGACGGTATACCTCAATTATTACAAAGAGTGAGTGTAAGAATACCTTTACAAGCTATTAAGAATGCTGGTTATGATGTAGATAGTTTTAAATCTATGGTTAGTAATTCAATGGGTATATCTGCAGAAACAGGTTTAAATGTCAAACCCATTGACAAAAAAGATTACGATGATGCTTATGGCAGTAATGTACCATTAACTGGTGAATATTTTACATTTGATACAATGGAGCCGATTGACCCGCATGGTATGACTAGAATGACGTTTGATCAGGAAGTTAATGATATTCATGGTGGTTCAAAATTACAAAATGATAATTATGAGCAATCATTTACAGATGCTTATGATAGTTTAATAAACAGTTTATTACAATAATATATGGAAAAATCTATATTAGGTCAATATCCTACTGATAACACCCCCAGTAAAGCAGCATTACTTAGTAATGCCGTAAATGTGGTTAATTCTCAGTACTCTCCTATTACCAACATTAAAACAAGTTATGATAGGGATTTAGAAACAACTCCATTAGACGATTACGAATATGCATATTGGTTAAACAAAGATAATCCTGAAGAAACATTAAAGGATAAGAGTTATTTACAAGATGCATGGACCACTTTTGCTAACAATCGAGATCAAATTAATTTGATGTCTGAAAGAGCCAAATTGGTAAAAGATATTAATCCTGTCATTGAAGATATTGATTATGAATTACAATATTTGAATGATAAGAAAATGCTCTTAAATCTTGAGAATGTTTTACCCACTATGGATAAAAGTTCCCAAGAATATCAAAACACTTTACAGCAGTATGAGATTCTTAGAAATAATTTAAGAACAAATTCTGAAAAGTATAATGCAATATTAGCAAAGTACAATGATTCAGAAGGTGCAGATGTTGATAAGAGAATTGAATACTTAAATGGGGTAAGAGACTGGTGGGTAAATGAACAGTCCGAAGTAAACAAGAATATTCAGGATTATTATGATTCTATTACATCTAGATCTGAAAAGTACAAACCTTCTGCCAGATTTCAAATAAAAGAACAAAAGGCTCAAGATAAACCTTTTTATGATTCTGATTATCTGTTATATGCTGGTCCTGGATTAACAGGTTCTTCTATGTCAACCATTGAATCTTATCTAGCTGATGCTTTGGCTACAGGTGCGTTGTGGTTAGGTAGACATTATGCAACTACAGGGGTGTTAAATGCTGTTCCTGGTGCTGGTGCAGTATCTAATCTTATTGGTTGGGGATCAGCTATTACTGCTGCAGCGATAAGTTTGGCAGGTAATATCTATAGTAGACACAGAGAATCATTAGCCCAAGTGTACGGAGCATACCGTTCTAAAATTGAAAAAGATCTTGAAAGTAAAGGTGTATCTATCCAGGATTATGTTCAGATGGGTAGAGATCAACTGAAACAACAGAATCCTAATATAGATGTTACAAAAATTTCAGACGATGAAATTATAGATAGAACTTTATCCGGAGAAATCAAAATCTCCGATGAAGTTCTAAACTCTTTAAAAGATTCAGCAGATAATGGCTTAGAAAATGTTTATAATAACAACATGGCTTTATCTGCAATGGATGTGGCACAATCAGCTTTGATATTTGCTCCATTGGGTAAGGCTATGGGTAAGATTATAACTAAACCTATAGCAGGTGCATTAAAACCTTTAGTTAAACTGTCTGACACTGCTACTAAGAACTACAATAAGCTTATTGATGCTTATACTGGATTTAATGCTAGATTGGCTTATAATAGTCCTAAAATGAATATGTTGAGCAAGGGTGCTAAAGCTCTAGCTCGTATGGGTTTTGCTGCTACTGGTGAAGCTTTTGAAGAAGGTAATCAGGATATATTTGACTATGATTACATTCATAATCAGTATGATAAAGATTCTTCTGGTGTATTCTCATCATTACTTGGGTTAGCTGAAGCCAATTATCGTACTGCAAAGATCTTATCAGGAATAGATACTGAATCAGAATTAGCTAATGATCCTCAATTCTGGAATGATGTAAAGGGTGGTTTTGCATTAGGTATGTATTTAGGTGGTCCTACTACCGCATATCACGCTGGTATTGATATGCGTAAGGACTTTGTTGCCAATACGTTTGTTAGAGATATGGTAGCAGATAACATAGCTAAGAAAGATGCTATGAATAAGGCTGTGACATACGCAGACAGAGCATCAAAATCTATGCTCAATTACAAAGATAGTGTACTTGAAGTATTAGAGAATTTTAAGTATCATATGCCTGATGGTCTTACTGAGGAGGATATAAATGCTGAAATCAAAACTGCTAATAATGTATTTAACTTAGCTAAGTCTAAGACTACTAAGAATATTGGTAAACAATTAGGTTATTCTGCAGGTACTACAGAATTTAATACATTACTTGGTTTACAGCACATGGCTCAATTAGATTTACAAGAGGCTGTAAACAATGCAAAAGCAGCTCAAGATGCAGATAATAAACTGTATGCAGATCTTTCTGAAGATGCTTTATTAAGTAATTATACTCCGGAAGAAAAATTGGCAGCTATTACTTTAACTAAACTAAATGTACAGAAAGAAGCTCTGCAGGAATTAAAAAATGCAATTGAAGCTCCAGCAGAAGATGGTAAATCTAAATTTGGTATTACTAATGGTGATAATTCTGTAGCTAAATCTATTCTAAAGACTATACCAAAGGCCATTAAAAACATTGATAGTCAATTGGCTCAAGTAGCTGCTGATACAAAGTTTAGTACAGATTTTGTAGCAGCTCCTCATGTCATGCAGACAGGTGTAGATAGCTATGCAAACTTAATGTTAGCTCAGCATGATGCTTTGGTAGCAGAGCATAAAATGAATGAGATATTTGGTAATACTCTGGAAGACGGCAAACTTACTAGTTTTGACAAAGCTACAGATAAATCAAAGAAAAAGGTACTAAACAATATCAAAAAGAGAATTGAGAACTACCTGAATAACTCAGATGAATCTAGTAGAATTGCAGAAGATAATGCTAAGCAGATTGTTGAACAAGACATTGCCTCTACAGAGAAAGAAGTAGCTAATAATGGTACAGATAACAATGAAACTGTAGCAGCAAGTAAAATTGCTCCAGAAGTACAAAGAGGAGAAGTTGAAAAACCACAATCCCCCGTAATGGATTCTAGGGCAAAATCCAAAGTAAATACAGAAATACCTGCACCAGAACCTACTGTTCCTGAAGCAACGCCTGAAACGCAGCCTGAAGAAAAAACAGAACCAGCAACTAAACGTGATGAAGAATTCCCTACAAAGAGTTTGGAAGAACTAGCTGCAGAATTTGAAGCAGAACGTAAAAGGATTGCAGAAGAAAGTAAGACAAAAGCACCTGTAGTAGAAGATGTTGAAGAAGAGGATGAAGAATTTGCTTTTGCTACAGATAAAGATTTGAGAGCGGTTGCCAACGCTGATGCAGATCCTTTGGCTGCTGCCACAGATGAAGATAAGAAAGTATCACAAACAGTTGATACTATTACTCCAGATATTACTGTAGAACAGAAAGTTGAACAGGCTAAAAAGAAATTAGCTACTGAACAGAAACATGACAGTAAAACAGATATGGATTCTGAGTCTAGAGAATATGAAGATTCTTTAGAAATAGAGGAATTGGCTAAAGATACTGTATCACATACACTATTCTTTTCACCAGATTCCACAACCCCTATGTTACCGGGTTATAAATCTGGTAAAGAATTAGCAGAAAGAATCAAAGATCCCAAGTTCTTTACAGATAGTTTCTGTGAATTTATTATCAATGAATCTTACACTGAAAAAGGTAGCAAGCCATACAAAAAAGGTGATAAGACTACATACGATAGTGCCTCTATCATATTAAGTGTAGAACATCCTACAGGTAAGTATGCTTTAGCACTTAAGACTCCTAAAGGAGCTAGAATTAAATTTGATGCAGATATTGCAGGCATTCGTAATAGTGCTACAGCAGAAGAGCTTAATACAATTGAACAAGCTAATGAAGTTTCTATAAATGACTTAAAATCTTTTAGAAACGCAATCATTACTGCCATTGAAAATAAGACAGAGAATGAAGTTATTGTACCAAGTACTATCAGTAGAACTAGAGGTAGATATAATGTAAATAGAAATGGTCAAAAGGCAGTATTCAGACCTGTACAAGAAGTAAAAGGTTTTGCAATTCCATCCAATGTGTATGACATTACTCCAGAAAATGTAACCTTTGGTATCAGTAATGGTATTATTTCTGACAGTTTGATTCTTGGTGCAGGTGGTGAAATACTAAATGGTACTGGGGGTAGTGGTCAGTTGTTCATTTATCCTCCAAAATCTAACACACTCAATAATTCAGAGATACCAGTACAAGTTAATTTACAAAGATTTGACAGAAAACAAGCTGAGTTTCTTGCAGATTTGCTTTTGAATTACGGAGCCTCTCCCGAATCTTATTACAAAGACACAGAAATTGTTGCTGGCGAATTAATAAACTTCATGGTTCGCTTTGGAGATAATACTAAAGTTACGTCTGATATTCCTACTTTTAATTGGATGAAAAAGAAGCAACTTTATGTAAATGATAAAGGCGATCTTGTAGTAGGAGAAAAATCTTATCATGTAGGTAACATGTCTTCTCAAGATAAAGAAGATCTTATCAACGATTTAATGAGATTCCATTGGAGAGCCAATAGAGAAAATTTCTTTAGTCCTATAGGTGATGCTTTACCTTCTTTAAAGGAAGCGTTTGCAAAATATAGCAATTATTTGCGGGAAGATGTTATACCTGGAATTACGTTATATAGAAATGATTTTTTAGGTAACAACGAACATCGTCCATTATATACAATGGGTTTGTTTGTTACTAACAATTTAATCCAGAGTGACTTACAAGATCAATTGTTTAAAGAATCTTTTGCTTATGCTGATGATATACAGACTATATCTAAAAAAGTAGAAAGTAATAAGGCAGTTGAAGAAACTAAAAATAAGGTTGAAAATGTAGCCAATATCCCTACAGGTACTCCTGCAGTAGAGCCAGAAGAATTAACTGAAGAATCAAAGAAGATCAATGAGATCACTAAGAATGGCACAATTGATCCGTTTGCTATAGAAGATGATGACATTGATTTTCCTATGAGACGTCTTACTGGTAAAGTAACTAAAGAGGTGTCTAACGAGGAAATAGAATGGTTCAAAAAGAAATTAGGTTTCCAGAGTGATTCTCTTACTATAGTAGATGATGCTATCTCATTAGGTAACAATGTATATGCTATGGGTCTTGTTAGACAAGATTCTACATTACTGTGGAAAGGTGCAGAAACGGGTACTTTATATCATGAAGCGTATCATAGAATCTCATTGTTAACTATTTCACCTAAAGAACGTCGTAAAATATACGAAGCTTATAGAAACAGAACTGGTTTAATCGGTACTGATAAAGATGTTGAAGAAGCTCTTGCAGAAGACTTTAGACAGTACATGTTGAATAAGGCTGAACCTGATTTAAATATCGTTAAAAGAGCTTGGAAAGCAATTAAAAACTTTATTAGTAAATGGGTTTGGAGAACTGATACTACTATTGATAATATCTTTGATAGAATTAATACAGGATACTATAGTAGATCTAAACAGAATTCTGCAGCTGTACAGGAATTTTTAAATGCATATAAAGGTGCAGGAGCTCCATTTAAGTTGGGTGGTCATAATTTTAAGAACATTACAAATACACAATTTAAAGAAAGTGTTAATTCATTAGTTGCTTCTTTGTTTACTTTGAATAATATAAAGATGCGAGATGATTTAACTGGTTTAAATTATAGTTTGTTAAAGAGTGCCTTAGAACCTTCATTAACAGATAAACTTGTAGAGAATGGAAAAATCACCAAAGAACAAGGAGAGGCTAGAAAAGAAATATATGAAACCTTTGACAGCGTATTCTTACCAACAATTATAAGGAAACTGAATGAATATCAAATCAGAGCTGTAGACAAACAGGAAAACATCGACCAAGAAATAGATGAAAAGGCTGAAGGTTCTGCTGTAGGAGATCAAATGGCTACATATATTCGTGAGTCATTAGAAACCTCAGTAAAAGATAATGCTTTGGCATCCATTAAAATCTTCATTGCTACTATGCCTAAAAGGGAATTCTATGAGGCAGAAGTTAAGAAAGAAGATGGCACAATTGCAAAGGTACAGAAAACCAGAACTGTATTAAGTCCTGTTACAGGATTACCCCTCATGGTTGATTTTGATTCTTCATGGAATACGATAATCAATGAATTACACTCAGAGAATACCTTTGAAGGTATGATGAATAAATGTGCAAAATGTGCAAAATCATTACCTCTTTTTGATACTTTGTATAGAGAATTATATAAGATTTCAAAACCAGTTCCTGGGGAAACAGAAACCCAAGTAATAGCTAGAGAGAATCTCCAAACGCAATTCAGAAACACCTTTAGAAAAGCCAAACACAAACTTATTGGTATCTTATCTGAAAAAATTGAAAACAATGGTAATGACCAAACTAATTTGTATGTAAAAGATGAGAACGCAAATAAGATTTCCAAAAACATCATTGAAGGTTGGAATTATGGGTTACTCAGAATGACTGAGTTAATCAATTTTGATGGTAACAATTATTCATTAAAAACCACCGATAATAAAACTAATATAGAGTTATTGCTGGATGATTACCACAAAATTAATAATTTACTCAAAAGCTATAAAAACAAACCGAACGCCAAACTTAAGAACGGTCAAACATACAAAGAATATGTAGAAGCTAACGTTATCAAAATAAAGGATAATATATTATCACTCTTGAATAGAGCGGGAGTATCTATAGATATGGATACATTAAATTCATTCTTAATTAAAGAATATTATGATCCAAATCCTGTAGAACAGTTAGCAAATTTGTTTAATGATGGTAGTAATGCCGGTTTATCATTTTTGTTTGGTAACAAATTAAAAGATATATTAAAAATCGAACCATCAGGTAACATACCAGGTACTTATAATAAACACATTAGTAGATATTATGACGATTCTAAATTCTTAGGTAGATTGTCTGAAACCTATGGTATGACACATCCTAATTCTGATGAATTATCAGTGTTATCTACGGACGGTAAGCTGTTATATCCCATATCTGATCATAATTATTTAACAGATATGGTTCAGAATCTTGATAACGATCCCGCAACAGTAGAAGCATTTACAAAGGTGTTATATAATACTGGTAATAATGCTAATCCTAATTATTTTAAAGGTTCTTATTTGCTTACAAATCTTTACAATAATCCCACAGCATCTGGTAAAATAGGTGTTGAAACTTTGGTTTATTTTAAAGAACAAGGTAGTGGTGATAAAGGACGCAAATACACAGAAATTTCACCATTAGAAGATTATATTGCTAAAATGACGCTCACTCAAAAAGGCAGAATTATCTTACCTACTATGGGTGATTCTCAAACATATAATACTTTGTACGGCACTGCGATCAATAATTTTAACCAACCTTTGGATACCACAAATAATCAAATTAAATTTAATGCCAAGGTATTAACTAGATTCATCAATTATTTTGAAACAGAATTAGATACAATTGAATTTAATTACAAGAATGAAGGTAATCTGACTAAAGCTCAGAAAGTAAAGAATTATGATACAGGTAATAGGAATGGTTACAGATTTAGATATTTCAATGGTTTCTTTAAACTTAAAGAACAGCCAACTTTAAACGGTATTGAATTTGTAGATGACTTTTCTAATTTCAATGAAGCTCTTAAACTCGCAGAAGATGTGGGTGGTAATGATTTGGCATTGTCTGTGGTAAATCAAATAAAATCTTCTTGGGCTAAAATGAGTAATTCTGATAAAGCATTATTAATAAACAATTATTTAACAGATGCTTTTAAAGATGAATTAAATTATGCAAAAGAAATAGGTATTATTGATTGGAATGGCAAAGATTTTGCAAGTATAAAGAGTTTAGCTTTACCTCAAAAGGCATTAGATGATGCAGAAAACCATTACAAAAAACGCCAAGAAGTATCAAAATATAGCAAAGAATTAGCTGCTACAGAATTGATGGCAAATTATTTTGCTAATACAATTTCTTCAGTAATAGAATTTGAAAAACTGTTTGTCAAAGATCCTGCATATTATAAAGATCCGGTAGACAAAATCAAACGTCTTCGTGAAGTATTATCAACAGGTGTTACACCTAGAATAGATTACGGTGAAGGTAATGAATTATCAAATTTGACTGAAGTTAATGTTGGTACTTTATCAGATAATGTCATTCCTAGTAGACAACTTAATAAGATTAATGAATTTGCTAAGAAATCAGCAGCCGTGAGATTGTTACAGGAAATGCACAACATGACCCAAAAAGAAGCTCTTGCTGCTTATGAAAATGGTGAAGCATTACCTCAAGATGTTGAAGACGCTGCTAATCTTGTAGTTGATAGTAAATTCGGTGGTTATACCAAAGTAAACCAAACAGATGCTACGGTGCTTATATCTCCAGAGTTTTACAAAGAATTAGTAAGAAGAATTGATGGATGGACTCCAGAAGTAGCTAAAGCTTTTGACATCTTGAATAACCCTAAAACAGACTATGAAGCTGATGCAGATACTTATAATGAAGCCTTAGCGGTTACATTAAAACCTTTGAAGTTAATGTATTTCGGCGATCATTATGATGTAAATGCAAAGAGAGACATACCAGTATTCGATAAAATGGCTATGTTCCCAGTTCATAGGATATTCTCTACAGGGGATATGGGAGAAGTATTAAAAGTAATGCAAGCTAGAAACATCCATATGCTTGCATTTGAATCTGCAGTCAAGGTTGGTCAAAGAGTCGAAGAAGTTAAATCTAAGATATATACAGATAAATCAAATACTAAGGTAGATATCGAGGGTTTGATGAATATGCCTACTCACAAACAGTCTTTAGTTAATTTTAGACGTCAGCTAGTAACTGATCCACACCATGCAGATAGACAGATGTTTGTATCTCAGGCTCAAAAAGCAGCTATGGGTAACATTAGAACAGCTTGGACATATACTACTCCCGATGGTGTATCTTACTTTGGACAAGAAGTTATTGATAACTTTAACGGAGCTCATAACGCTATTACTGAATTTGGTAGAAAAAGTATAGAAAAAGACTTCGGCATTGACGCTAATAATCCACAAGCTAGTATCGTTAAGTTTGCTAATATTCTTAAGAGAAAAGCAGAGAATTCAAACATGAATGATAATGTTTTGAATGGTCTTACTGTGGAAGATGGTAATACTAATGCTCCTATTTCAGGTTTGTCTGATAACTCTTGGATTGAAAGTGGTCTTATATCAATGTTGAACAAAGCCATAGTAGATACTAATCTACCAGGTGGTATGTTCATTCAGATGTCTTCTATCTTGTATAACAGACTGACTGTAACATCTGACGCTAACCGTGTAAGAAAGCTTAATTTTGTTAATAATGATGGTAGTATGGATTGTGTTATATCGATTAACTTATTGAAACACATCATACCTAATTATGATAAAATGACTTTCAGTCAAGCTAAAGAATGGTTAATAAAACACGATATAATTGGTCCAGATAAAAAGGCAATAGCAATGGGTTATCGTATCCCTGCACAGGGTCAAGCTTCTACAGCAGCTTTAAAAGTGGTGGACGTTTATCCTGAACAGATTGGTGATACTATTACTCTTCCTGATGAATTTACCGCTTTAACAGGTTCAGACTTCGATTGACACAATAGTCGAAACAAAACTTCTTTAATTGCTGGAAACCCCTTAGAGCCCAAGGTACTAAGTATAGTAAAAATCCAAGGGATTGGGCAACCAGCAGCCAAGCCGATCGTTATCTATATAACTAATCGGAAGGTTCAACGACTAATACTCAACTGAAGCTTCCTAAATGGATAGCAATATGAAGACAAAAATAACTAAAGAATCTAGAAATTTATTGATAGCTCTTTTACTTGGTGATGGGACAATAAGCAATAACAATGTATTTAAATTAAGTCATTGTGAAGAACAACGTGATTATCTTGAGTGGAAAATAGAACAACTTAAAGATGCTGGTTTACGAAACAATGGTTTAAAAGAATACATCAGTGTTAAAGGTTATAATAAAGGTAAAAAAGTTTATTATACTCAATTAAATATTATACCTTTTGTAAAAGTCTTACGAAGAGTTTTTTACAAACCCAATAAAAAATTGGGAAATAGAAAACTATTAAACAGACTAGATGCTAAAGGAATTGCAATTTGGTATATGGATGATGGACATATAAATTATAGAAAAACGAATGGCAAAGTTCACGGTTTCTATATAAAAATTGCAACCTGTATGCCAAAAGAAGAATTACAAATAATAATAGATTACTTTAAAGAAGTTTGGAATATTGATTTTTACATGTTTCACGAAGGTAAAAAAGAAAACAGTTATTCTTTATGCTGTGGAACAAAGGAAGGAATAAAGTTTATAGATATTGTAAAACCATATGTTAAACAAATTCCTTCAATGCTTCATAAAATTCAATATGACTTGAGTCAGCGTACACACGCTGTGTAGCCGAAAGGTGAAATGGGAAGCACTATCAAAGTGAAGATATAGTCTAGCCCTTATGGAAATCATAAGGTAGTAGCGATTGATAAACTATTTATTGCCAGATATAACTATGATAATAATGGTAATAGAATCAAGTTCGAAACAAAAGATCAATACGTTCAGAGACTAAGAGCCACAGGTTTGGATGATGAGACTGTAGTAAGAAAAGCTTATGAGAGATACAATGGTAAAACTGATTTTGAAGCAAATAGTAGAGAAGCAAATGAAAACATGCTTCTTGATATGTATTTGTCAGTAATTAGCAACCCTATGAACTTTGCAGAAGCTAGACAGCCTCTTGATACTGTGACAGATTATCTGAAAGATAAAATTCTTAAGGATGTTGATAAATTAACTGGTCAAGGTAAGAGAACTAGTAAATCTCAATTGTATTTCTCTACTCCGGCATTCCAGAGTAGGACTAAAGCTGAGTTGAATGGCGGTAAGTTTGGTATTGGTCCGTTTGCATTAGCTAATGCTCATCAAGTATTAACTCAATTAGTTAAATTGAATTTCAAACCAAATAAAGTATTGAGCGATTATGGTATACGTGATTTGCATCACATTCAAAGTGAAGATACAAATAAGATCAATGTTTTAGACTGGTTATCTGCTTTGATTAATGCTCACGTAGACGTAGCTAAAGACCCGTATATTATTCGTTTGAATGTACGTAAATTAACTTTTAACATGACTAACTTCCTAATTAGAAGTGGTAAAGGTGAAAGTACATTCTATTTCTTACCTCAACAGATATTAAAAGACTATGCAACTGAATATGATAAATATTCTGGTTTTTATGGGGTTGAAATACCTGCTGGTAAAAATCCTGAAAGATTAGCATTTACTAAAATTTGGAACGATTACTATAAGAAAGCAAAAGAGTTATCCGGTGGTAAGAAAGAGAATCTTTTGAACTATCTTAAGGATAAAGGTGTAGGTACTAATCAAAGAAAAACTATGTTTACTGTACCATATCTTAGAAAACAATTGCAGAAAACTGAAACTTTTGATTGGTACTATAATCAATTATTAATTCTTAAGGCTTATGAAGAATTAACTCCATTTTCTAAGAGTTTGTCAGAATTAACTAACTTATCTCAGATTGATACTAAGAGATTTGGTAATAACTTTGGTTTACAAAGTGCATTCTTGGATAAGTGGAAACAGTATATGACTGAACAATCTGTTTTCAACAATCCTTTGAAAGTGTTTACTAATACATTCTTAGGTAAGAAAATGATTGATGGATTGGTATTTCCTAGAAACGCATTCCAGAATGTCATGATTAGACTTACTCCGGAATTTGAAACCTTACGCTCATTAATCGAATACTATACTAAAGGCTATGCGGTAAGTGATGATACCTATATTAACAATATCACTAGAGCAATGGAAGTATCCTATAAGACTAAATTCTTTAATCAGTATGTTAAAGATAATCAAATGGGATTCCGTGGTATGTTGTTTGGTAATAATAGTATTTCTAGAAGATTGGATAGACTTAAATCTGATATATTACAAGGCAAATACCCTTCATTACTTGGGAGTGATGGTAGTTTTTCAAATGTGTTGATTAACAATATCTTTAGTAGACCTAAAGAAGATGATGCAGAATTACAAGGACCAGATTTCATTGCATATAAACCCAATAAGAGTGGTGATAATAATTTAGAAAATGAAATTATTCGTGCTTGGGAAGAGCTTTACGAAAGTGATTATAAAGAAGTAAGAGACTTTGCTAAAGATCTTGCAATATATTCTTTCTATACGTCTGGAGATGCTTTTGGTAAGAACAATATATTTAGATACGTTCCTAACTCTATAAGAGAGGAAATAGGATATTTCGATTACATTAGAGAATTAGAAAAGCATCCAGAAAATGTTATATCTCAGATAGACTTACAAGAAGTAATTAGAAATCTGTGGTGGAATGACCACGTAGTTCCTGCTATTGAATACTATAAATTGGATTCTAGCTATGAAACTATTGAAGAAGAAGGTAGAGCAGTATATAGACCTGTTGCTCATGATGATAGTGGATTATTTGTAACCAATAAGAAAGGAGAACAAGTTGAAATACCATCTATAATCTATGATGAATCTAGTAAATTTAGAGGTATTGTAGGTTATAATGAAGCAGGTGATCCTATACATTATCTTTATAAGAAGGTTAAATTAGACAAAAACAACGATCCTAGAACTACTTTCTTATATAAATATATTGGTGTAGATGAAAATAAAGTACCAGTATATCAATTGATTAATAAGAAAGGTTTAAGTTATAAGGGTAATGTACTTGTTGAATTTGGTTTTAAGAAATCTTCTGTAGGTTACAATAATGTAGTACCTACAGGTTTAGACTTTACTCCATCTAAAGCTATAACTTATGTACAAGATTTGACTCCTGTCAAAGCTAGTTTACAGACTAAAATATTCAATCAAGCTGGAGAATTCAATGAAAATGCTTTACAGACTGTAGCTACTGAAAATGTTGATTTGCAGAATACTGAACCTTTAGCTTATCAAGAATGGTCTAAGACTTATCAATCAAGAAACGGTGAAGCCGCATCTCAAGAAGCATATCAGCAGTATCTTGATAATTTTGAATATAGTTCAAAAAGGCAAGTACCTACTGAAGCAAAAGAAACAAATCTTGCCGAAACTTGGTCTCAAGATGAACAATCTTCAGAAACTCCTACTCAATTCACTGAACTTCAACAATATGCTAATCAAGTAGGTTTAACAGAGGCTTTACCCAAAGTAGAAGAAGTGAAACAAGCCGTTGAAGAAACTAAGCAAATACAAGATAAATATGTATATACTTTTGATGATGGTTTAGAAGTTAAATTAGATTTCGAGTTGAATGATCAACAGAAAATGGCTTTGAAAGAGTTGGAAGCATTTGTTAACGGGGATGACACAGCCATTACTTTATCAGGTTACGCCGGTACAGGTAAGACTACTATTATGGGCATATTTAATGAATATTTGAAGCGTAGAATAAATGCAGATATTGTTTTCTCAGCTCCCACTCATAGAGCAAATGCTGTAACTAGACAAAAGACACCAAATGCGAAAGTTGTTACACTTCAAAGTTTATTAGGATTACGTCCAGATTTTGATATTGCTGAAGATGTGTTTGATTTGCACAAGTTGAAATTTGAACAAGTCGGTGATGTCAAAATAGGAGACAATTCGATAGTTATAGTAGATGAAGCTTCAATGATTCAAGATAGTTTATATGATTTCTTACTTGAACAAGTTGCTGCAAAAGGTGCACAAATTATATTTATGGGTGATAAAGGTCAGTTAAGACCTGTAAAATCTAAAAATATATCCAAAGTATTTCGAAATGATGGTACACAATTGCAATTAACCAAAGTAGAAAGAACTGGGGATAATCCTATATTGAAAGAATCTACTAGAGTGAGAAACGGTGAGGATTTTAGTTATAAAACAGACATTGCTCCTAATGGTCAAGGAGTTGAGTACTCATCAAATAAAACTAGAATTAGAGAATTTATTAAGTCTTCATTAAAGGAAATGAAAGACTCGCAAGATCCTCTCTATTTCAGAGTGTTAGCTGCAACAAATGCCTCCGTAGAAGCATACAATACAGCAATAAGACGAATTCTATATGGAAACAGACCAGCGCAATTGTATGAAGGAGAACTTGTAATGGGTTATTCCAACAGAGAATTTGATTCTATGAGGAAAAGATACAAACTGATGAATAGTGGTGATTATGTAGTACAGAAAGTAGAACCCACAACTATTCACATTACTCTGGATTATCCAGACCGAAAGGAAAATTTGAGTATGGAAGGATATAAAGTTACTCTCAAAGATGCGATAGACACTTCAATTTCTTCGTTTACTATAAATGTAGTATCTAATTTTGAAACAGATGAAAATATCATAAAAGTTCAAGACTATATACAAACTTTGTGGGGTATGCGTAAACAATTATTAGCCAACGGTAATGCTACAGCGGCTAGAGCAATTACTGATAAAATTAACAGTGTACAAAACAATTTACACACCATGAAAGATGTTAAAGACGCTAATGGCAGATTAAAACTTAGAAAATCTTTTGATTACGGATATGCTCACACAATTCACAAATCCCAGGGTGGTACTTATAGCAAAGTATTAATTAATGATAACAGTATAAATACTTTTGGATTTGATGATAAAAATGGTCAAGAAGTAAGGCAAGAATTGAAATACGTAGCAGTATCTAGAGCAAAGAATTATGTAATGGTTCAAACTTTAGAAAAAGCAAAACAGCAAGTAGCAGAAAATTATGATATAGATGAAGAATTTGTATCAGCCACTGCTGCTGATTTAAAACAAGCAGCTAATGATTCTGCTACGGAAGAGTTAGACAAAATGGGTAAACAACGTAAAAAAGAATGTGAATAATTATGCAGTGTTTAAATATTAAAAATCCAGAAGTTGCAGCTTTACTTAAAGAGTACACAGATATATTAGGTAGCGAAAATGCTGCATATTATATTCTTTCAGAAAACAATGGATATGGTTTAGATAAGGCTCCCAATGGGGAGCCATCTAAGCTATTTAATGAATTGTTGAAGCATTACAAAAATGATGCTGCAAAAGCAATTAAAGCCAAATCAATCATATTTTCCAATCAGTTTACTCCAGAAAATACGAATAAAGGGGAGTCTTCTGTAGATGCTGTTTTGAAAGCTAATGAGACCATTAATAAACTCACATTTGTACCAGCTTCTATCAATAATGTATACGATAAATTAATGTCTTCTATACAGCGTAGAATGAAAGATATTCAGTATTCTAAATACACAGATCCAAATAAACTAGATGAACTGAGAGCTTTAGAATTTAGATTAAATCAGTTAGAAAATGACAAAGCTACTCTAGAATTCATAGATTATATGGATCAAGATATCAATTCTGCATTAGATGATACTTTAAAAATATTATCCAAAGTAAAAGAAGCTAATAAGTACGGCAATGACCCTGAGATCTCTAATGCTGAATTAGATCTGATTAAAAAAGGTTATATAGGTTTCTATAACAACATTGCAACCAATTTGCAAAACATGTTAGATGATGATACCACTTTTACTTATTTTAATGACGAACAGTTAATAAATGATACAAAAGTAGCTTTGAAAAGAATCATGAGTAATTACTCAGAACTGGTTAGAAATTTTAACAATGTAACTGATATAATTGCTAAAGATAATTTTATTAAAGAAGCTACAAAAGCAGGTTCATACACTATAGAACAATTAAAAAATATATTAGAAGAAGGTGATTTAGATATCAATTTGTGGGACCAATGGGTTGGTAGTACACAGTATTCCAATAGTGAATTAGTTAGAATCATGATGAATAAAATAATTGCTGTTAAGAATGCTGTAGCAGATGAAGAGAGAATCAAAGGTAAAGAATTATTATCATTGTTAGATCAGGTAGATAAATCTAAACTGGCTTATTTTCATGAAAAAACAAAAGATGGTCACAAAACGGGATTTATGACCAGAGATTTAAATTACGGTGAACATTATCAAAAGCTTTTTAAATTTCAAAGAGATTTAGCGGATAAATTAGGATTTGGAGATAAAGACTTATCAGAAGTACCTGGTTTATTAAATAAAGAACAATTAAAAATTTGGAATACCGAGAACAATAAATGGCATTCTAAATACAGTATCCGTAGATTTGTACCAGAATATTATGAATTGACCAATAGTCTTAGTGAAGAAGCTAGAACAAGAAGAGATACCATTAATATGGAAATAAATCTACTTCTTAACAAAACTAGGGACAAAGATGGTAACCCACATAGAGAATTATTATCCGATGAAGATTATGGCAAATTGCAAGAATTAGAAAATGGTAGACGTAATTTGGCAAATCCTTTTTATGCAGATGGCACTACAAAAGCAGGTTTAGATTTGGAGATAGCCAAGGAAATGCAGCAATATAATAAAAAACTTAGAGATAAGTTGAATTATAAACCAAATATGGAGAAATACAACAAAGCCAGAGAAGCTGCTAAAAAGAATCTTTCTGCAGAGCTGTTTGAAAAATGGGAACAAAGAAATTCTGTTGAAAGAATAAAAGAAGATTTTTGGGAAGACGTTAAAATGTTATCTTCAAATCCAATTAAATCTGACAATCAAGTATTATATGAGAATGCTAGAAAAAATCTTTTAAAATTATATGCGAGAGAAGATGGTACATTTAACGTGGACGCTATGCCTGAAACCGTTAAATCTATGATAAACACTTATGATGCAATGATATCCGACGAAGCTATTGCAAATAGAGATAAACAAAAAAAATCTAGAGTAATGGAAATAGCTAAATGGGATATTAACCCTAAATTCTATGAAGAATACGAACGTATGGAGAAACAGGGTGAATCTGCATTCAACGCGTGGTTCTCTGTGAATGCTAGATACACTTCTAGAGGTGACGTTGTACCGGCTTCTTTTTGGCGTAAGCTAGTTCCAAAGGATGAATTTAAATCAAAATACGTAGAAAGAATACCAAATAAATCGTGGGCAGAAATTGATAGAGAATCCCCATTTTATGATCCTAGATTTACTAAATATGAAGATCGTGGTGAGACAGTAATACCAAATATCAAGTACTTCGATAACACTGCTGCTTATAACAAAATTGTTAGTGATCCTAAATTAAAAGCATTATACGATGCTTTAACAGATGTCATGGACTTATCCAATTCCAAGATAGGTTTTTTGAGATATGCTAATAAATATAAATTACCTCAAATTGAAGGTGGTGCGTGGACTCAAATACGTAGTAAAGATAACTTTTTAAGTGGTATAGCGTATGCCGCACATGATCTTTATACAGTAAAAGATGATGATGACAGATATATGTTAGAAAACGCTAAAAGATCTGATGGTTCTTTGGTGAAATTAATACCCACCCGATACATTAAAATGTTGGATAATCCTGATGCGATTACTAATGACATAGTAGGTTCTATTATTCATTACTACAAAATGGCTGTAAACTACGAAAAGATGAGTGAAGTTGCTCCTGAATTAGAGTTAGCTTTGGACTTTGTTGGTAGAATGGATTTTAAAGATAAAAAAGGGGGCAGAATATTTGGAGTAGAAAGTAAAACTTATGACAAAATGAAGGATTTGATGAATCGTTTTGTCTACGGTATGGAAAAAGATGCTAAAGAAGTTGATATACCATTACCAAAAGGTAAGCATGTAAGAGTAAGCATAGATAAATTGGTTAGTAACTTAGCAGCATATACTAGAATTCAAGGTATATCACAAAATTTAAATGTAATCCTGACAGGTTTAATTACTAATAAAATTCAAAACAGGTTGGAAGCAATTTCCGGCATTTACTTTGGAAATGAAGAACTCGCTAAAGCAACTAAAACTTTATTACCAGCATACGCAGATGCGATTAAAAACATAGGTAAAGCCAATAATAAAAACAAGGTATTGTGTTATCTTGAATACTTAGGTGTGGTTAGAGATAACGAACAAACATTTAGTAAATTAAACCAATCTCGTTTACTTCGAGCTCTAAATCAACATTATTGGTATTTTGGTCATGAAATAGGTGATATAATTACTAAGGGTAAACTAGCACTATCTGTTGCATATTTCAATAAATATGATCCTGAAACTGGTAAATTTTTAAATAAAAATCAATTTCTAAGACGATTTAAAGATAAGAAAAAAGGTAAAGCTGCTTGGAATGCATTAAATATCACATTTTTTGATGCTTTTGAAGTTAAAAACAATCAATTAGTAGTAAAACCAGAGTATGCTAATATAGTAGATGAAAATCTTTCTAACAGAATAAAAAACACTACTAAACAAATTGCTACTAGAATTGACACACAGTTATCAGATTTGGATAAATCAAAATTACATTCCAATTTGATTGGTCAGTTATTATTAATATACCGTAATTTTATTTTGGTTAACTTGCAAACAAAATTCTTAACTAAGAGACAATTCAACTATTCTACAGGATTGTGGAATGAAGCGCAAATTCCTGCGGCTTATGAATATGTAAAAAGACACTATTTTGACAAAAGCAAGATTGATCAATTAAAAGAATTGTATAAAGATCATTATGATGAATTAGACGATTACGAAAAGGGTTGCCTAAAGAGAGTCACATATGAATTTTTATTTTCTACTTTGGGTTTCTGGTTGATTTCTTCAATAATACGTGCTATGGCAGATGATGACAGGGATAATTGGTGGAAACAAGAAGCAGCATATCTTACTTTAAGAGCCTCTTTGGAAACTCGTGGCAATGTGTTACCTATTGAAGTATTTAATATGCTTAATAGTCCTACAGCAGCTTGGTCTACGTTACAGTATTGGGGAGACTTGACTACTGTTGCGTTGCAAGATCCATTTCAAGAAATAAATAGAGGACCATATCGTGGTTTAAACCGATTCCAGAGATCCTTAATTAAGGCAACTCCTTTAAGGAGTATATATGAAGCAAAAGATCCAAGATCTAAGTTAGAATATTATGATAACTTGATTTCAATCTTTTAGTCTACGGCCCTAAATTTTTTAAAGGCAACAATAAGAAGCCCCTTTAGTATATACTATTGGGGCTTTATTGTGTCTTGTAATGTAATATTTTCACTTAATGGTTTTATCGTTTTAGCATTTTCATCAAACAAATATTTATGTAGTTTACCATTTACTCCAGCATTCCAAAAATTCAATATCTTGATTTTTGTTTCATAACCAAGTGATTTATATAATCCGTATTCAATCTTTCTAGTTATAACGTGTATACAGTAAGCTCTATTAAAAGCTAAAACTGTATATTTAATCTTACTCATAGTTATAGTATAACTACAGTGAAATAAATGATGCTGCTTTAAAGCATTTAACAAATAAGGTTTTATGTTATGAAATACTAAAAAAACGTGACTTGAAAGAAGTGGATTATTAACATCATTCATGTACATGTTAACAAATTCACTATCATCCAAGTCACGTTTACTTAAAATATCACCGAAAATCTGAGGAAGTGAAAATATACTATGTTTAGTATATTTATCTATCAGCATATTATTTCAGCACCGTCTTCATCATAGTATTCTTTCATATGATCCCATAGATTATTGTTTTTATGCCAAGCAATTCGTTTTATAGCATAATCTATGGTTACAAGTCTTTCCTCAATTGCTTTAGAATTGAATTTAAAGACTCTAACTTCATACCCATCATGAGATTGTACTGCAACAATATAAGTTTCGTATTCATATTCTTCAATATTAAGTTTTAGTTCATTTTTAAAATACCAATGGATGGCTAACCAATAATAGGCTAACTGACGACAATAATCAAATTCTTCTACTGAGTGTTTAAAATTATAAACATCAGCTGTCGTCTTTATATCCACTAATATTATTTTTTTATTCGTATGATCTATCATTACTCTATCTAGTAATGATTTACATGGTAAATCTCCTAATGTTGAAGCATTAGGATATTCCCAATTAATATGAAATTCATTATGAACTTCAAATGTTTCTGGATAGTTAAATAATAATTCATTTGCTTTCTTATGATCTTCCATATTTTTCTTAATTGCTTTTAACATATTAAGATCTGCAAATGATATTACTTTTTTAGAATCTTTATTTCTAAAGTATTCTATGTAATTTTGGTATAATTCTACTAATTCTTTTGCTTCTTGAATCTTTTTCTCTTTAGATTTATTATTATTATAAGCTGCTTCATAACTCTTAAGTAATATATCATCTTCAGATGCAAGAGGATCTACCATTTTTGCATTTGTGTAGAATTCTAGTAAATCTTTTTGTTGCTTTACTTTGGGCACTGCAAAATCTAATATAATATAATCTTTCCAAAATTCTTCTGGTTGAAGAATATATTCATGTATCATAGTGCCTTTATCCAGAAAACTAGCTTTTAGACCTTCTTTTCCGTCAAGCATTTCTTTAAGATATCTTGGTCCTTTTTTTAAGAACCATCCGATATTAGAATTACTTATACGAGTGAGATCTTCATAATATGGTATAGATATATCCATTATTCTTCAAGTAAAATCAAATTTTCATATTCGTTCATACTAGCGTAAGCTATCATATCGTTATACTCATCGCAAGATAACATAATATCTAATTCTACCTGATCGAATTCTTCTACCATATTCTGTTCGTCTAATTCAACGTTAATCTTTTCGTAATTTTTCATAGTTCAAATGTTAGTGGTTTGTATTTAATCGAATAAGATTCATCTAATATGCTTACATTAGCATATTTTATACCTGCGTACTCTTGTAATGTATGATCTCCAGAATGAATGTGTCCAGATAATACATATTTAGGCTTTTTCTCTACAATTTCATCAAATAAATAGATATTACCTGCTGGTACACCATTGGGATATGTCTCACTTTTATGTTCCATAATATTCGCTACATATCCTACTTGGGGAGAATCATGACATATCAATATATCTACACCTTTTGGGATAGTACTATAGACACTTGGTAGTACTGCGTTACCAGGCATATATGCCCAGCAACCGAAATCCTTACAATAAGGTGTACCAAATATTTTGTAGTGTTTGTCATCTATGCCTGAATAAATATTTACTTCTCCGTTAATTAAAATAGTTAATTTATCAAACAAATATGTTTGAGGTTGAGTAATCATTTTTTCAAACCAGAAATCATGATTACCTGGAGTAAGTATTACTCTATCACAAGGTAGATTCATAATCCACTTTTGAAATTCATTAAAGAACCATTTAGTCATTTGTATATAGTCTCTTTGAATTTCTAATGGTGAGATATCTCCACAAATTAATAGTGTATCACATGGTTCTATATCAATAAGATTACCATGTAAATCACTAATCGCAGTTACTTTCATATCCTATTTTCTTAGATTTTTTTTCGTTAAATTTATCATTAAAGAAAGTGTTAGTAGAGGTAAATTTAATCTCTTCTACTTTTAAGTTTTTTAACTTCTCGTTCATGTTCGGTTAACATTTCATTACATTTATCTCTTAAACATTCTACAAAAACGAGACATTCGTTTCCTTCAAATTGTTTAAAGAATTGATCTGCAGCTTCTTTGTATATATCTATACCATGATTTTGTTTATAATATTCTTTATGATCACTTAGAATCATATCTTCAAAATCATCATCAGCTTTTTCAAATATATGCATTAAAATTGCAGTTCTATGAGATATTTGTATGAATTTTCTTTTATAGTTCTTGAATTCGTCTAATACATTCATCTGTTTCTTTATGATTATGTACTACAAATAGCTTATACTTATCAGTTAAACCTTTATTTAATAATGACCACATAAACCATTTCCATTTATAAGGCCATACATCATTAGGTCTTCCTTTAGCTTCGATAATAAAATTATCTCCAACAAAATCTGGAGTATAAGTCATAGCACGAATCTTTTTGCCACAAAATGTAAATGATGGAATTAATTCAAACTTAATAGGCTCATATTCTGCTTTGAGATTATGAGCCTTTAATTGTTTATAAACATATGTTTCTAACTGTGATTTGAATTGTATTCCATCATACATATTAGGTGTAGCATTCCTAACTTTTTTGTTCTGTGAGGTCTTTCTTTTTCTTCTTGTAGTTTTCATATGCTTCTAATATAGCTTCGATTCCTTCACAGACCACTGTAGCACCAAGATTAGAAATAAATACAATCAGTGCTAATTCAAATGTTGTTATTGTCATTTTTTATCTTATTTAGATATTTAGAAAGTTTCTCTAAGGATATTAAGTCATAGTTGGCTAGATTTCCATCTATACCTACATCTACTCTTAATTCTTTAGAATCTGTATTTATTTGATCTACTTTTCCGTGACAATGACCATGTATCATAACAGATCCTTTATCTTTATGTTCCCAACTTAACATTGGAAAATGACACATTATCACTTCTAAATCTTTGTATAAGAAATTATATACAGATTTCTTAAATATAATATTCTTGATTTGAGTAATATGATTAAAATAACATTTTAAATGATCTGGTATTTTATCATGATTACCCAGTATTAATACTTTATTACCATTTAGTCTTTGAAATAGTTTTCTTTTATCTTCTACTTCACCAAATGCTAAATCACCAAGAATATATACTGTATCTTTCTTATTTACTCTGGAATTCCACAATTATATCATAGCTTCTTTAGCTTTTTCAACAGTATCTCCAAATAGTTCTTTACGTTTTGGATGAAATTCTAGTATTCGATCATGAAAGAAATGCAGATCTGAAGTAAACCATATCATAATGTTTCTTTTAACTAATTTTTAATAATTTCAAATCCGTTTAGTTTTATCGCATCTGATATATCTTTAGCTTTCCATTTTTAAATATATTTCCACGTAAATCCAACATATGTTTTTTGTAGTCCTTTGCAACAACGACTAATAGAACTTTTAGATAAATTATTTATTTCTGCAGCTTCTTTCAAAGAATTATACTTACATTTAAAGTATCCATTTTCATATTTTGCAATTTCTTTTTTATGAAAGTTTTTTAATTTACCATAATTCATGTTATACTTTTTAGTGCACCATTCTAGATTAGAAAAATTATTATTTTTCTTATTTTCATCTTTATGATTAACTTGTGGTAAATTGTTTGGATTATCTATAAACAATTCTGCTACTAATCTATGCATCAAAAATTGTTTAACCTTTCCATGTTTGGATAAACATACTTTTAAATAACCATTTCGATTATCTTGTGGTTTTAAAAAGTTGTTATTCTTTAAATTTTTAATCCTTCCGAAATTACTAACTATATAGTCATAATCTTCTATCTTTTTCCAAATTTCTTTGTTTCCTGAACTCATTATTAATCCAATTTTTTATAGTTTCAAAATTATTAAGTTTGATAGCATCAGAAATATCTTTTGCTTTAAAATTTTTATGGATTAATAACGGTTTTAGTCTATAAGTTGTTGTAATTTTACGTAAATTTTTACATCCTGCTTTGTCTCGATCGTAGATAACAATTATATTTTTAAATCTACATTTAAGTTGCTTTAATACTTTATCTGGTATAAAAGTACTCTCTGAAGATGGTGATATTGCAGTATATCCCATTTCATATAAACACATAACATCTTTCAATGACTTGGTAATAATCAATAAATCACCTTTTTTAGGTAATTGTTCATACCCTTGAATATCATAAAGAGTTAGATTATTACGCCACTTAGTATATTTATCTGCTAATGGTCTATAGATTTTGAAATGATCGTATACTTTATAAGCATACATAGGATTTTCATTCTTATATATACCTTTAACAATACCATCACATAAATAATATTTTATACTAGATACATTAAATTTAGTTAATGTTTCCTTAGTAATACCAAACTGTGACCAATATTGTTTATCAACATCTGTCCAATCTTGTCTAACAACACCTATTACAGTATCTTTAGATTCATATTGCTTTATACTTTTAAGTTTGGTATTATTAGTAATAGACATATCAGTTACTATACGATTTAATATGTCATTATAATTTGTTAAACCTGTATAAAGCTCTACAAATTTAATAACATCTCCACATTCACCATTTCCATGATCTTTAAATAGTAATTTACCTGATTTTCTACTTCTGAATATTCCAAATGAAGGATTTTTATCTTCTCTAAATGGACTATTATATATAAAACCAATCTTAAATTGTCCAATATATCTAGCGTAAATATCATATTCTGTGACTTTTGATAAGATATAATCCAAAGTAATTGGAGTATCTTGCTGTTTTATTTTTGTAGAGTCATACATATGATATAGATTTAAATAAGTGAAGAGTGGCGGACTCGAA